GACGAGATTGTACAGGACTTGTTTACGCGAGAGAAAGAAACACGTCTACTTCCTGCTCGTTGATTTCGAGCTTGTTATCCCACTGGACGATGGAGGCCAGCTGGTCAGGTCGCACGAAGAGCCTCATACCGCAGGCACCCTGAACTTGAAAGTGATTGGAATCACTGTCGTAGACAGCCTCCTGATACTGATTTGAGATCTTGCCGAAGAACTTCATTGATCCACCTCTTCCACATTTATTTCGACTTGACGCTGATAGTCTTTTTCCAGCTCTTCCATTTCCTGCACGGTGTATACGTTGTCGTCGAAGAGCTCAATGGAGACACCCTCCCAGTTCTCCACTAGCCGCTGAATAGCAGACTTGAGGCACCCAGCAACACCGTACTCGGATCGAACGATGATTACGATCTTTTCTTCCATGAACTATTCCTCCCCTCCCGTGTAGAAGTCGGCGGTTTCGAACCGGTCGTCCACTAGCTGGTCGATGTCGATAGCCGGCTGGTAGTATTCGTCTGTGCCCATGCCAGCGGAACCGAGAGCCGATTCGATTTCGTAGCCTTCATCAAGATAGGGTTCGTAGTCGTCCATGTTCGTCCTCCTTTATTTCTAGTTCATTATACCAAATGAAGACGAGATTGTAAACACTACTTTACGACGTCGGGATACTTTTCCCTGAGAGTATTGATAACCAGTTTCATCTTGTCGATTGCAACTGGATTCGCTGAGTGTACGTTCAGTTCGATCGCATGATCAAGATGGCCAAATACTATGTCCTCCTCTACCATTTTGAGACAGTCGTATCCTGTCGTTTCAGTTCCCAGGTCGTGATCGAAAGAGATAGCTGTGATGTTCTTTTTGTTTTGCTCGTACATGTACTGGAAGTCCACTGCGTTTCGGGCAATGGACCATCCAGAACCACGAGGGAATCTGATGTCATCGAGATAGAGCTTCATTATCTCTCCTGGTAAATGCGAGCAACATGACCGTGCTTGCCTGTGAGATTGTCGTAGAGCTCACCAAGCGAATCCTCGAAGTGAAAGAGAATAGTATCATCCTCTGCTACATGATCAGCTTCAAAATCGATAACCTGAGAGTTACGAGCCGAGTTTTCGATCTCGTTCGCCAGATCACGGAGGGAATCCACGAAGTCTTTGTAAGTCATGTTTTTTCCTTTCCTTATTTGATAAGATCATTATATCCCGTCATGACGAGATTGTACAGGATTATTTTACGATGAAAAGAAAATAGGGCCGAAGTCCACTGCTGTGGATGGCCCTATTTCGACTCGTGGGAGTGAGTCGGAGAAGCATCACTTAAAGGAGCATCACGATTAGCTCCAAGTCGAAGGATTGCGAGGACCTTACCAGTCAAGGGGCATTGGTCACTACCTTCGTCCGCCTATCAACAAATACATTCTAACATTTTAGAACACGATTGTAAACCTAAAATTTCATTCCGTGCTCACGAAAGTATCCCGCCTGATAGAACGGGCATTCCTCTACTTTACAGAACAGCATACACTGTTCATCAGTATACGGAGCATTGAACACAGCACATAGAAAATGTCCACCTGCCGTCTCCCACACGACATCTTTCTTTATCGTTCCTGGGTCAATCAGACGTTTCGTACTCGACCGATTCTTTGAAGAAACCTTGAGAGCAGGTTGTTTAGCCTCAGTCAAATAGGGAGACTCTGGAGTTGGAACTGTCCTCAGTATTTCCTTTTCTGCCGAAGAGAGTTTGCCGCCATCCTTCTTCTTCTTTCGAAGAGCATCACAAACCTCTAACCATTTGTAGTACCCACACTCTTCAAGCTCAGCTTTTGATCTTCGACTCATTTTTCCTTCTTTCTCTGTTTACTCTAGACATCGGATTTTTATCCCCTTTTCGAGAACCATCAGAAAAAATCCTACTCAACTTTTGCCTGAGCTCTTCTCTATGCATAGGATTATTTTCCTTCATTCTCTGTCGACGTCGTTCAATGAACTCAATTCTGGCTTTTTCATTTTTCCATGTTGCTCTACCACAATACGTATCTGTTTGACTATGACAGTTCGGACATAATAATTTAGCTGTTTCTTTATTATGATCATGAAGTTGCATCGTCAAAGGTTTGCCATTCCATACAGCCTCAAGTCCACACTCTTCACATTTGTTTCCTCTAAGCCGAATAATCTCTTTTTTAGTCATATTTAATTCCTCCTAGCCATTTTAGTTAAATGGCATGCTAATTACTAACTTAGGAGGAATTCGTTGAATTTTATTCGGTGACCTCGAAGATGTTTTCCTTGTCAACCTTCACCGTCTTGTCTTTCTTCGAGATGAAGATTTCCTTGATGAGGAACTGAGTACCGGGAACAGCCTTCTCGGTAGCCACCTCAGTACGATAGGCCTTGAGTGCAGACCCACGACCCAGGAAAGGACCGTATTCCTTACCATCAGTCGTACGGACGGCAAACTGAATGGACTTTACACCGAACTTACCCTTGGGAGCAGTCTTGTGCCCACCATTTGATGCCTTGAACTCACGGTATTTGAGGCCGAGAGCCTTATCGATTTCACTAATACGCATGATGCCTAATCCTCCGTCATTTCTGTTTTAAAATCTTTAATAATGCCATTTTCTTGAAGAAAATCAAGAATCTCTTTCGTTTTTAATCGGTGGCCATCGATGACCTGGTCTCCAACCCAAAGTTCTTCCCAGTCTCCTTCGGGAGACGATTTAAAGATTATTTCCACTTAATCCTCCTGGTTATAGTTGTCGACCTTGTTTCTCCAGTTATTTCCGCCGCCTTTTTCCTTGCGCTCGACCGGCTTCACCCGGGTGCGCATGTCAGTATCCTTGAACGTCCGACGAGAGTTTTCCTTGTTACGAGCCGTGTCGAACTTCCGAAGATCCTTGAATGTCTTTCCCACTTTCATCTCACCACCCCTCATTTATTTATAAATACATTATAACACGTCTAGACGAGAATGTGTATTACTTCTTTTTCTTCCAGCTGTTCAACCACTTACGATGAGCTATGGCATCTGCGTTTACAATGCTATTCATGTCTCTGAGCTCACGCTTGAGCTCCTTCATGGTAAAGTTCTCGTAGCCCTCAAGAGCTCTTACGTACTCGAGCATCCTATCTCCAACGCATTCGAGAAGTTCCTTGTTGGCAAAGTTATAAGAGCGCCTGGGTCTGAAACCCTGAGGTCCAAGCTTCCCTAAATCAGCAGTGGCGCCCGTGATTCCCTGCCAGTGACCATAGGGCCGACTGTTCTCCCAGAAGCCATCGGAAATCTGGCCGCAGAGCTCCTTATTCCAAAGAGTAACCTGTACGATGTTGCGAAACCCGATGGTATTCACTACTTGCCTCCCAAAGAGTAGATGAAGATGCGAAATGCGCGTGCATCGCTCTTTCTTGTAGAGCACGCATGAGTCGCCAACATAGTACCAGCATGCAGAGTGCGGCGAGGACCAAGATAGAAAATCCGGTAGTGAGGAACCCCAGATTTCGTATTGCGCGAAGAGTTGAAAGTCTTGAACCCCAGCACCTTGAGCTCAGCCTTAGCCTTGTCGAGATACTCCATGGGGATCTCGTAAAGCCCAGGATAGTCGACCGAGAGCGCGAACAGGAAGCTGCTACCATTGTCGATGAAGAACTGAGCAGCTTTCTTGTAGTGCGCGTCGAGGAAGTAGAAATCCTCTATGGCGAACTCCTTACTGGTGACAACCTTCTTAGCCATTTATTTCCTCCTTGATTTGATAAGTCCATTATAACCCATCATGACGAGATTGTATAGGACTAATCCTCGAAATAAAGGCAGTAGTACCGACCAGTTCTCTCCTTGCGAGTGCCACGGCGGCGAGAATACTTGTAAGTAGTTCTGTACGTCGCCATGAAGACGCCATCGGAATCGAAGTCGAACCTGTAATCATCGCTGTAGAGAGCACCACTTGCAACAGCTCTCTTTATTTTATTGATGATGCGCTGGATGTCTTTTTCATCTTCGTAGTATTTCCCCAGACAACCGCACATGCAGCCAGCCTTTCCCGAATACGCCCGAACCACGTTCTTGGTATTGAGATGACTGAGATTCATTTTAGTACTCCCTCTGAAGTTTTTCCACGATAGCTTTCGTGAGTGCTCTTTCGATTTCACCATGGAGCGTCATACCGAATTCTATTGAGGCGTTCTCGCCCTCGTCAGTATCAGGAAAGCGAACAAACATTCTTTTCTCGTAGTCGTCGCGAAGATCACCAGCGGCCTCGAAAACTACATCGTCCATGAGAGCATTCACCAGATCGTCTACTTTCTTGGCGAAAGCTTCCGACCTGATAACATCAGCGCCCGCGAGCTCGGCCAAGTATTCAGGAGAAAATCTCTTGTTCATTTTTATTTCTTTTCCTTATTTGATAAATCCATTATAACCCATCATGACGAGATTGTAAAGGACTATTTACAGCTTCATGTTGTCGATTTCAAATAGCTCTACATGGTCGCCCGTAGACTCCACTTTGATGTTCCGATAGTTTCCGCGAGCATAATCAGACTTGAGAAAGAGAGCCCATTCGAAGAATTCTTGAAGCGAAGTGAATTCTCGATCTGATTCCGCCCACACCTCTTCAGTCCAGTTTACGCCATCGTTCGTAGATTCTTCTTGTAAGAAGATCTCATAAGAGACGTAGATTTTCATTAGCAGTCCACCCCCATTTCGTACTCGAGACCAGCGTCTCCGCTACGATAGCAAGCGATGAAGAGCGTCACAACCTGAGGATTGTAGCTCTGAAGCTCGGCCTCGAAGCCATTTCCTCTCACGCACCGGGCGTCATCCAGACGAACGTTCTGCGAAGGAATAGCATCTTGCAGCACCTCGATAAGCGTCACAACCGAAAAGTACTCATCGCTATCAATAGGACGATCGAGCCACACCTTGACAGCGCCCTTCGTAGTTTCTCTGTCGGAAACCTTGAATCCCAGTTCCTTAGCGATGTCAATCAACTCATTGCGAAGCTGGACGGCGGAAAGTTTCTTCTTCTTCATAGCGGAAAATTTCTTCTTCATTTTGTTCCTCCGTATTTGATGAGTACATTATACTCAACCGCGACGAGATTGTAAACAAATAGTTTACGTAATAGTAATACGATGATGAAATAATCTCGTATTCAGACTGCTACGCTGCAAATAACATTGGACTTTCTAGTTTCTCATTGAAAATGCTATCAACAGTGAAGCAAACTAGTACACGTTGACGTATTTCGTAGCTGTCGCAGATGCTGATGTGCAGAGGCCGTTTTTACGATAGCGCTTATTAGTAATCGTCGATCTGTGCTTATTAGTAATGTGATGAAGACATGTTGAGTTGCTGCAGGGCACAGCCGCTATCTTTTTCGTAACTGTAGCGCCACATCGGCCGTTTGCGCTTCGCTTGCTTATTAGTAACGTTTGAGACCGACCGTGGTTACATTCAGTTCCTACGCTTCTACGCAGTCAGACGTATCCTCCATCGTATAGAATTGACATTCATTGAATGTTGAATCTGTTATATGGACAGAATTGTAACTGAAGAACGTTGAGGATCGTCTACCCTGTCGCCATGAAGCGCTTCAATGGTAGCTGTTTACAATCTTACGCCTGAGTGATAGAGTATTATAGAATGGTATTGAACGCGCTCTGATGCGCTAGAGCGACAGTATGAGCGCAATGAAGAGATGCGGAAGTACTGGATATGTATGGAATTTGATTGCGAAATGCCAGTGCCGCCGAGCGCTGCACAGTGAGCGCTCACAGGAGAACGCTGGAGTTCTGATGAAGAGAAAATGGAGCGCGAAGGGGTACGAGAAGAACGCCCAGAGCCCTTCAGAGTACCTCAGAGCTAAGAGCCACATCACATAGCATTACATTAGCAGTTAGTCAAGCTAGTCTATAATAGCATGTGTGTGTGTATATGTAGCATCTTGTCATGTGTGTAGCATTTAGCTGAGTCTGTAGCATCTTATGAGTTGTGTAGCAGATTAGTAGCTCTGTTATTATTTGTGGTATAATAGAATAAAGTTTATAGAATGAGCAGCTGGAGTTGCTTATGATTATATGTAGCAGATGCAAAAAGTTATTCAATAGATCAGGAAAACGCCGTCTAAACCATCAAGTCTATGATGAAATCGATCCATATTATGACTGGTGCGACGAATGTATTTGTGAGAATAAAGAAGAACTAACCAATGACTTTGTATATTACGATGAGTTGAAAGCAGATAATAAACTAAGAAAATCAGTTTTCGACAAACTAACAAAGAAGCAAAGCAGCTGTTGTCTAATATGTGGCAAATCGCAAAAAGATCATATATTTAGCGATGGATTCACTAAGAAGCTCTCTATTGATCATGATCATAAAACCGGTCTTATCAGAGGGCTTCTATGTCACCGCTGCAACCACATGCTTGGACTAGCTCAAGATAACATTGAACTACTCTATGAAGCCATTGAGTACCTGAAATACTTCAAAGAAAAAGTTGATCAGCTGAAACGAAGCAGTTGACAGCCATACGGCCGTTTTCTACTAATATCATCGTTGTTTACGTCACCGCCCGTTGTCTAGCATCTTATGATTTATCAGGTATTATAGCAGAACATAGCAGAAATAGTCGATACAGTGCGTAGCAGTTCGTATTTCTAGTCGAAGAGGTACGCTCAGAACGACGTCGCCCCATTATAAAATCTGATAAACAGTTATTCCAATAGAATCAATAAGTTAGAATAGAATAGTCATTCATTTGAATCAGGCGAGTTCTCAATAGCTATCATTCACTTCATACGTATCAACAAACTCTAGTCTATACTCAGCAATGAAGCACTGAGTCTTTCTATAAGGGTTTCTATCCATTTTATTACGTCTGTTATAGAAGTCATTTACCATTTTGAGATGACTTTTTACATCTTGTTTTCTATGCCAAATCTTTCCTTCTTTACCCCATTTGACGTCAAGTCCTCCAGAAGAGTATAATCCTTTGCTGTTTACTATTTGAAAGACTTTCATTTATTAGTATCCTCGTTCATCTTGTAGGTCACATCAGGTCTTAAAACTCCTAAAGAAACCAGAGTATTTATTCCCTGAACAGTGATGTAGTAAAAGCCTTGAGTTGAGTTAACCATTCCGCCTTTTCTAAGCCTTTCGGCGGCATCCTTACTAATGAGATTTCCTATCCATGTTACATTTAATAGCTGACATAACTGATTGAATTCTGTGATTGAGTATTCTGGCATTTTAAAACTCCTCTCGTGCTTTCTTTATAGGTTTGAACCATTGTTTCTTCTTTCTTTCATTTCGCACAATCTCCATTGAGATTAGAACTGAAATAGTCTGATTTAAAGACACATCAGCCAGCTTAGAAACCTTTTTGATGAATGCAAGAGTTTCCTTGTCTAAGTCGAGCTCAATCTTTACCTTTTTAGCCATTGTTTCTCTCCAGAAGAGTAATGTAGTATTCCTTAGCTTTTTCGAATACTAGTTTCTTTAGAACCTTGAAGTTGATAGTAGGGTCCTTAAACTTCTTGAGAATGTCATTCATGTCTTCAGTGATAATGTCATACCAGACAGTATTGATTACACGAGGGATGTGTGACATTTCAAGTTCTATTGAATCATTAGTTTTGATTTTATTACAGAGTTTTTCAACCCGATAATAAGTACAGTATTTGTCAACAATAGCGAGTTCAATAGCATCAGGAGCAAGCTGAATAGCCTGTTTCTTCGTCTTCACTTCATTGAAATGAGTACTAAGAAGCTTAGCATAGGGAGTCCGCCCGTATTTATTGATGAATGAGTAGTTTTTGATTACGATTCCCTCACGAATAGCCGACTTGCACATTGAAGGGCTCTTGAGGTATTCCTGAAGCATTTCCTTCGTAGGGTTATAAAGTACATCATCACAAGGAATAAGCGTAAACTGGAGCGACATCAAATCATTCCAAACATCGGGCATGATTCCACTAAGAACGTAGGGAATGTAAGTATTAGTAGCTCTATTGTAAATGTCGAAGATGTAGAAGTTATTCCAGTATTCATCGCCATAACTGATAGAGTGCTTTACGAGCCATTCGCCCATTAGCGTCACATTAGGATAGCTGAGAAAATAGGATTTCAGAGCATCGAAATGCTCCATCACCCATTTAGCGAAACCACGAAACTCATCACACTCAGTAAGTTTAGATTCCTTAGTGATGTGACCGAGCAGTCTATTCCGACTGAAAAAACAAATCTCTTCATTCTTTTCATCCCAAGAGATTTGAGCATTAGCACCGTCGAGCTTTTCAAAAACAGCACATGTGCCCGCAAGAATGCCATCACATTCGCTCTTTTCAAGGCGTTCAACTTTTTCGTACGAATGAAAGGTTTTCATTTCTTCTTTTTCCTTTGCGGTTTCAAGCCAAGTTTTTCAGCTTCTTTATTATTTTTCTTGAGAAACTCTAGAATAGGGACGTAAAGAGAGGGGTCACCATCTTGGCCAACCCCTCCCACGTGAGCACTCATCCGCGCACCGCCCATTTTCTCTAGTATGTTATAATAACGAATTCCAAGTGTCGACATTACGGAAGGTAGTCGACTACGATAGGGCCACCAGCGGCGTCCTTGAAGTACTTCGTAGCCCGACCATAGAAGAGAGCATACTCATCGCGGATGGACTGAGGGATTTCAAGAGCATCGCCATTAGCATTCTTGTAAGCCCTACCGAAAGCAATCTGGACAGCTCTCTGCTTATCGAACTTATCGAGCTTGGTGTTGCAAAGCGAATAGCCGACACCAAAGCTATCCTCCCTAAAAGCTGTGGCAATCAACATCCCGACTTTCTTGCCATTCTTCTTAGTGATGTACTTCGTGATTTCACTCATGCTAGTTCTCCTTTTTGTATTGTTTTTCAAGCTCTTTCAAGCAGTTAGTATGAAAATCAATTTGATACTGAGTTACTTGAGCACCATACTCGTCATTGTTTTTGAGTAAAGCCTCTTTTTCTTTATTGCACTTCTTGATTATCGCTTTCATTTCCTTGATTAGTTGCTTTGTTTTCTTCTGCATAGAGATACCCTCTATTAGAGATGTGAGTAAAATCCTCCACTTGCCTTGTAGTCGTATTGAAGCAGATACGACGGTCGTTGTCGCAACCAAGTGCCCAGCATTCAACATCTCGCCAACCCACATTGATGATTTCTCCAATCTGAGTCCTCGAGTGACCAAACGCCTGATTGATACCGTAAAGCTTATCAGTGCGGTAATCAGCCCAGAATGGACCAGCGAATCCATTTCTTCCACCGCGAGTGTGAGAAATGTAGAAGAGCTTATTGTCGACCCTCGCCTCATTAGGCTTACGATTGAACCTACCTTCGAGGTAAGCCTTCCATTCACTATTGATTTTTTCACACGCCACGTCAACATTTTTAGTCTTGATGAGACTATTCCCAAAGCCCTCTGAAATCCCACCATGAGTTACTAGCAAACCATCAACTGCAATAGCGGGCTTCCATCTATCGAGATGCGCTTCGAAGATCTGATTGTAGTCTTTGCTTCTATAATAGTTATAGCCCGAGCAAGTAAAAGGACGTTCACTAAAATAGTGCAAGTCGTGATTGCCAAGGAGCAGTTCGGCGTCAGATTCGAGAACTGCCTTGAGGGTCAATAGAATCCTTTCCTCAGATTCCTCAAACGAGTCTACGTAATCTCCGACGAAAACATGTTTTTCCTCAGGCTTATAGTCGAGGAATGCGAGTGCCTTGTCGAGATTACCATGAATGTCACCAAGTAAAAGCGCCATTATCTTTCTCCTAACCAGATTGAATCGTCGAAAACGTCGACATTTACATCATAAGGATTTTCTTCAGTGGGCAAACGAAGATCCGCCATTTCGGTAGCGTAGCCCAAGCCAAACCCAGCATAGTATTCTCTTACAACGAGAACGTTCTTATTCTGGTCTTGTGTCTTGAGCCATTCGATAAGCTGAGATACAGTAGTCATCGTAATGCTCCTTCATTTGAATAAAACCATTCTATCACATCAGACTGAGATTGTAAACGCTATTTTAGCTTTTCTAACTGTCTTATCGCCCAGGAAAACTCACGAGGAGTAGCAGGACGAATGTTCACCTCATGTCCATCTTGAAGAGCTACATTTACATAGCCCCAGTCATAGCGAACCTTATCTTCTACTCGATAAATCGATGACATCATAGTTCCAGATTTATGATAGAACTCATCACCAATGTAGAACAGATTGATTTTCATTTTATTATCCTTTCACATTGATAAGAGGAGCAAGAAAATCTACTACTTCAACAACGATGCCCTTCTGAGCGTTCATTACGTATTCGAGATCTTTATACGCATCAGGCGCTTCGTCGAGACGATCAACAGTCACATTGGCGTAGATGCCATCCATCTGCTTAGCGAAATGATTGAAGTCAATCGACTTCTTAGCGGCGCCACGAGACAACTTACGACCAGCACCGTGAGAAGCAGAGCACAAGTATTCGTCGTTTCCCAAACCACGAGTGATGTATACGCCAGTTTTCATCGAACCAGGAATCACACCGAGCTCACCGGCGTTCGCAGGAGTCGCACCCTTACGATGCAAAACATCTCCGTTAGATAATACCTGGGCATGGTTGTGATTTTCGTTTATAACGTCAAACAGCGTTTCACTTCCAGCGATCAACTTCATAATCGACTTCAACATTTCCAATCGATTATCAAGAGCGAACTGTAAAGCGAAGTTCATGTCATCAAGATAGGCTTCTCCCAATGAGTTATCGATAGGGAAAAACTTATTGTAGCTGTTAGGATACTGCTTAGCCAAGTTCATGTAGTGATTTCCGATTTCCCAACCAGGGCGACGAGACCCAGAGTGAATAGTAATGAAAACACTGCCTTTGTCATTATAACCCACTTCGATGAAGTGATTTCCGCCTCCAAGCGTACCGAACTGAGTACGCAACTTAGCGTTCACTTTCTGATTCAAAGTGTTGTCGCCACAAGCAGAGTAAAAGCTCTTGTGATAAGGACGTTCGTGTTCAGTAAAACCCGTAGGGATCACACGATTGATTTCTTCAAACAAAAACTTGCGGTCTTTTTCGCTGAAGTATTCTACATTGCTACTAGGGATCTCATAGCAAATCATACCGCAGCCGATGTCATAGCCGACATAAGAAGGAGAAATGTGGTCTTCTACAAGCGCAACTCCACCAATAGGAAGATCGTATCCAGCATGCACGTCGGGCATGATAGCGATTTTCTTCACGAAAGGAATGTTCGCATTAGCATAAATCTGGTTCTGCGCTTCCTGTTCGATTTCGTGAAAAGGAATCAATGAGACGATCTTGTTAGCGTTAGGCATGATTAAAACTCCTTCTCGAAATCAATTGCCTTCCAGTTTCTTACTAAAGCCACGCCACCCTTGATTTTGAGATAGCCGAGATCGCTTTCGATAGATCTGTCAATCTTCACTCGATTGGCGATGTCGACGTATTTACCGAGCGTCGGATTCTCCTTCAAGAAAAGAAGGACGTTCACGAAACCCGGAGTGTTGTATTCGTTGGCGTTGTTCTTGAGCTCTTTTGCAATGCAGCGATTGAACACATCGATCATCTCGAAGTGAAAATCAGCTGCATTGTCAGACTCTATCCAGCTATTCAGCCCCATGAATCCCATGATTAGAGCTCCTTCGCCAGCTCGCTGATAAGATAGCGAGCTTCATCAGAAGTAACAGGAAGAGAAGCCACGACCTTGTTCTTATACTTCAGGTCAATAACCTCCAGAGTGCACTTTCCCTCTTTCCTCACGAACCGAATGGAAACCTTCATTTTTGTTCCTCCACCATTTGATAAGACCATTCTATCAAATAGTCAGAAGATTGTAAAGGATTATATGGCATCAGCATCCCATACAGGATCGGTAAACACCAGCGTGCTGAAGGTTTTTTCCTTCCGAAGCATAATGTTGCGATCGTGAAAATCGCCCCGCCACTTTCTCAGCAAACGATCGAGGACCTTCGAACAAGCAGCTCTCGCTTCCTGATTCACAGGAGTCAATTTGATCTTCAGTTTATTAGAAATACGTTGCGCAACACGTTGAGTAAGATGAAGATCAGTCAACAAAGCGTGAGCGTATTGACCAACAGGATCGCTGATGTACTTGTTGTCATCAGTTACATCGAAGCAAAAATCAACCTTCCTGGGAAGAGGCCTGAGACGCTCCATTTCAAGAACGAAATAATCAGGAGAGCCCTTGTGCTCAAAGATGGTGATAGCAAAGAACTTCGGAAAATAGGGATTATTCTTCTTTACAGATTTCTTCACGAACTGAAGATAAGACTCGTTATTATCGACATAGCCGATCTTGAGAACCGTCTTAGAGTAGGGCTTTGCCCAAACAGAAGCGAAAGCACCGTGACCCAGCTGACGATAACCCGCATCAATAAGATCGGACTTATAGCGATAGAAATCTTTCCGAGTGGTCTTGACTTTGAAGTCCATGCCATTCCTCCATGATTTGATAAGACCATTCTATCAAATGGGGAGCAGATTGTAAACAAAAAGGGAGAGCTTTCGCTCTCCCCTCTCTGTTTAGCGATTGTAGTTATCAGGCAGCCAGCTTCACCATCTCGTTGATGACGTCGAAGGTCTTCTGAGTCTTGTCCTGAATGGTTCCGAACCAAGTGCTGGCGACCAGCTTTTCCTCGGCGGTGATGCCCTTGCCACCCTTGATGTTCGTGAAGTGATCCAGGAACTCAGTGACCGCGTTCAGACCGCCCCACGCAGTTCCCCGAACACCATCGAGATTCGTACCAGCGCCGGTCTGGGAAAGCTCTATCACCTTGTCGGTGATCTTGTCCAGCCGCGTAACCTGGCGCTTGGAGAGATCATCGTCCTCAACATCCTGACCGAAAATCTTCTTGACCGCCAGCACGAGCTGATCTTCCGTGAACTTCTTGTCCTTCAGGCGATCGAAATGAGTGTCCATCACCTTGAAGTACTTCAGAGAATCAGCGAACACCTTCTTCGCCTCGGCAATCTTGTCCTCGACATTAGTCGTGTGGCGAATGCGGAACTTGTTCTTGGAGCCACGAAGGGCAGCATTGAGCGTGTTGTTGCAAACCACGCGGACCGGAGTAGCAGTCACCATCACAGGCGAAGTACCATCGTGAGAAGTCGTGCAGAGCAGATACTTCTCAACCGGGTCGATTCCACCATTAGAGGGAATAGTTGCCATCACCCAGACGATTCTACCGAACTGGAGCGAACCCGCAGTCTCATACTTGGCGTCACCCGTCTCGGTAAGAGCATCCACGAAGTTGAGAGCGTCGACGTTCTGAACAGGAACATACGAGGCGCCGACGATGCCAAGAGGACGCTGGTCAATGTTCCTCACCGTGGCGTACTTGCCAGGGACCAGATGCTTCTTGCCGTTCTTATCGGTGAAAAACACCTTTTCCTTAGCGACGATCCAGTCCAGACCGCCCTCTTTCAGCGCCTCATCTGCAGTCATAAGATGGTCAACCTTCGTGCCGAGACCGTGCCAGGGAGCAGCTCCGTAATAGCACATCGTTTCTACATTAGCAGCCATGCTTGTTGCCTCCTTGATTTTGATAAATCTATTCTACACCATTCAGTCTAGATTGTAAAGGACTCATTTCGTGATTCAAAACAAGCGCTGTGTGACCATTATCGTCAAAGCGAACAATGAAAGCACTCCTTTCGGGCTTTCCAGTAGCGAGGTTAGATGGAGAGCTATGGAGAAATCGCTCAATCACACCAGTCTTCCCAAATGCAAGAAGCGCCTTAGAAGTAATGATAACTTTATCACCAGTATTAAACATTTTTCTTCCTCTTTTTTCTGCCAGTGATCTTGAGAGTGCCATGCGTCACTTCCTCTGCTACATCGCAAAGATTGTCGTAATCACCCGACTTCATTCTCGCCATGACTTCAGGAATCTCGTCTCTACGACCGCACTGCTTGAGAATGCTTGAGACGGTTCCCATAATGCAAAAAGCATTGCCCTCAGGCGATTTCACGTTGATAGTAATCGGCATCACTCACCTCCGAGATAGACGAACTTCACCAAATAGTCATCATGAGATTTTACAGTAACCTCGACTTTCGCCAAGTTGAAATGGTCGATGAGCTTTTCACTGACTTCAGGAATCCAACCCTGAAACTGACACCAATTCGAGGTTTCGTGAATCTTGACTTTTTCGTCCATTTTCTCGTTCTCCTTGATTTGATGAGTCTATTCTATCAAACAGTCTAGAGATTGTAAAGGACTATTTTCCGTCATCCGATTTCGCAATGATTTCATCGGGAGAGCCAACCGTCTGGACGTACCAGTCAAGCAGCTCGAAGATACGCTCCAGCCTAACTTCATTGGCGAAGCCAATGTTATAGCGCGTACCGACGATCAGTTCCTTCGTCATCCTATTCTTGTGCCACTTGATCTGATTTCTCGTTTTGATGTCGGGGATTTTTATCGTGGGCATTGTGGCCTCCTTGATTTTATGAGACCATTCTACCACATTCAGGGAAGATTGTAAACAAAAAGGGGAGCCGAAGCTCCCCTCCAAAATCAAATAGTTATACTGCTTACGGACTAGTCCATGTTTTCGTCACTATTCCAGCGAAATCAGACCATTTTCCATTAGGCGCTACATGAATTCGAGCACTAAAATAATAAACCTGTCCCAGCGTTACTGTTACATCTGAAAGAGTAACACTTGTTGCACCATAAGCCGAAGTAGCAATAGGAATGTCTGTATCTGAAAACGCCTCATTCGTTGATTTCATGTAGACCTGCGTTACAAGATTGTCGAGCGCAGCTTGCTCTATTACAGAATCATCAGAATAATGCGTAGGAAGTATCCACGTTATTGTTAGTGTCATCACTCCTGTCGTAGGAGGTGGAGGCGGAGGACCTGGAACATCTATATTTACAACCGTAATCTGTAGCTGAATTGAAGAACGACTTATTCCATCTACGCTATAAGCAATAAGAGTATAAACTACGTTATCTGTTGGATAAACAACTACGACTCCAGAAGGTGATGTAGCATCGGGAAAGCCTGTTATTTCAACACGACTAGCATCTTTCGTAGTCCATGTTATTGTAGCAGCTTCTCCAGCATTGATAGTTGAAGGAGATACTGTTGCTGTTATTTTTGGAACTACCTCTTCTTGCACTACACCTGAATCATTTCCACAACTACCAAAGCACGCGAACATCACAAAAAACAAAAAACCGATAAAACACTTTTTGTAAATAGCACATTCCTCCTAGTTTATTTATGCTATTTGTTTATTTTTATTTGAAGAGACTTTGTATTATTTTATGTCAAATTCTCGTTTTGCAAACTCAAGTCTAAATTTCGCAGCTTTAAATCCGTAGTTATCTATTTGTGTATGACAATTAGGACAAAGAAATTCTAGATTTTCTTTTCTGTTATCTTTTTTGTTTCCATTTTTATGATGAAGTTCTAGAGTAATTTGTTCACCCTGCCATTCGTTTATTATTCCACATCTGCATTGGTAGGGTATTATTTTTCTCAGCTCTGCATACCTTCTAACAATAGCAAGCCTGCATTTTCCATTTAAACAAAAAATCTCATCATCTGATTTATAAAACCACCCATTTTTATTTCGATTATAATGATGAACTTTTCTATAATCGTCTGTTTTCCAGAGTTTTTTTGCTGTTTCGCTTCTTTGCTTTCGTTTTACTGGACAGCTGCTTTCGTGCTGCGAACAACACCATCGATCTCTACGATGAAAATAATACTTTCCCGTCCGACCGCAGCCGTAATAACACAGTTCTTTTGTTTTATTCTGCTTTGGTTTTCTAGTCTTAGGATCTATCATTGCCATAAAGCACCTCTATCATCATTTACTTGGAGTATAAATTACAAGCTTTATGATGATTTTTTATCTTCTGATGCTTGTCTTACCGCAAACTCTAATAAGATTTCTCTTTTATTTTTATCTGGCTCTTCTAAGACTAGCTGCAACGCATTATTTAAAATAGCTCCAAACAGGGGTCCTGGTTTCAGCCCAATTCCTATCAGATCAGTACCGTTTATAGCTAAATCTTTTACACTAAGAGGCTGTTTAGTTGTTTGAATTATTCTTATTCTCTTTAATAACCTCTTAAAAGAATACGTTATTAAGGGCTTTCCTTGTTTGGCCAGATTGGCTCTTCTATCTGCTAAACGAGCTCTCAAAAGAGATTTATAGTCGGGATTTGCCATAAATCTCTTTATTGCCTTATCGCTACTTTCTTCAGTATGATAAAACATGTGATTTCTGATAATGTTATCGACCCGCTCTATGTCATCATTTTTAAACTTTAGCCTTTTTAAAATCTTTGTGGCCATTTTAGCGCCCACTGTTTCGTGACCATGAAAAGTATAATCTTGAATTTCTTCGTCGAATTTCATAGTTTTAACCTTACCTACATCATGCAGTAGAAGCGCCAGTCTAAGAATTGGATCTTTCTTCTTAATCGCATCGGCTGCTAAAAAATTATGCATCAAAATCGACTCAGCATGATGTCTATTCTGTTCAACTTCGAAGCCCTCATGAAGCTCAGGAAGAACTTCTTTCATGAATCCAGTCGTGAGCATGAGAGTCAACCCTTTGATGACGCTAAAAGATTCAAACATTTTCATGAGCTCAGCGCTAATGCGTTCGGGAGCAACCTCCTTGATGAGGCCAATGTTGCGCTGGATAGCCTTGAATGACTCTAGATCTAAGTTCAGATCTTTGCTATTGGCAAATCGAATAGCGCGTAGCATTCTCATAGGATCCTGACGAATCCTCTTGTCGGGATCACCAACAAACCTGAGTGTTCTAGATTCAATGTCGGAGATACCGCCGACAAAATCAAACACTTGCTTTGTCTCAGGATCATAAGCCAATGCATTCACAGTGAAGTCTCTACGACGGACATCTTCGCTAAGAGACGATGCAATAGATACTGACGTTTCCTTAGCAGATCGTGCTTCTTCGTCATCTATTCTGTAAGTTGCAACTTCGTGACCATCTACGATGTTAACTGCAAACTTTGCACCCACAGAACCAGGGATTCCGAAGAGCTCATGAATCTGCTTTGGATGAGCCGAAGTCACAATGTCGAAATCCTTTGGAGGTTTACCCATCAGAGCATCTCGCACACATCCGCCAATGACATACGATTCATGTCCATTATCTTTCAGCTTCTGAATGATTGCCAAAGTCTTGGGACTAAGGTCGATGTGAAAAGGATACTTTTTCATTTCTTTTTGTTTATCCTGAAGAGTCGGTTTGCGTTCTTCTGTTTCCTCATAAACGTATTTCTTCTTACCAGTTTTGGTAGAAGTTATTCTCAAGTATTTATGATTAGGTTTAGTTTGACCTTGCTTCATTATTTTATCCTATTTGAAAGAGATTGTACATTACCAAATAACACCGCCCGATGAAGTTGCAGGAGCAGCAGGAGGAGGTTCATCACCATAATCTATCACTGCCATAAATGATACACCTGTAGAAAAATCACTAGGGACTGAATCTACACCTAAGTCAGCTGTTTCAGTTGAAATGATTGAACGAATAATGCAAGGTCTTTCTACTTCAGGAGCTTCAGAGTATTCTGTTGGATTTGCAGCATAAAGATAAGTTCCATCTGAGACTATTCCTAGACATTCTATAGCGTGAAAAAATACTTCATCAAAAGGAGGGTCTGGAGGAGGCACCGTATAAACAGGATATAGATCAAAAGCGTCTGATGTTTTTTCTCCTGTTGTTTTATCTACTTTGTATATAAGCATTTCTTTGTTCCTTATATTACGAATTCATATTCAGATATATAAAGATCATTACTGTCGCATGTTATCGCAGCAATCTTAAATACATCTGGGGTTAGTTCGTCAACAAAAACTAGAGGTCCTGATCCTGAATATAGTTCGAATTTTAGAATAGTTTCTTCATCTGGGAGAATGTACAAATAGCTCAGATATATAAAGATCATTACTGTCGCATGTTATCGCAGCAATCTTAAATACATCTGGGGTTAGTTCGTCAACAAAAACTAGAGGTCCTGATCCTGAATATAGTTCGAATTTTAGAATAGTTTCTTCATCTGAAAGAATGTACAAATAGCTATCATCGCAGCAAGGATGCGTAATGTTGTTGAAACTAGTAGAGCCATCATAAACAGTAAAGTCATCAACAAATTCCATCGTATTTGCATCAAGAACAAGAAGTCTATCTTGTGAATCTGACAAAGTAATATAAACATAAGTTCCATCTGTTGCGCATCCAACACAAATGCCAATATCATCAAAATAAGTATATTCTGCAATCCAAATGGCGTCTTCTATTTCACTGTTTATCTCAAACTTAGCGATTAAAGGATAAGAATCGCCATCATTATAATGATGAGCCACATAAAAATATGTTCCATCTGTACATATTCCAGCAGGCTGAAACAGCGATACGGTCTCATCATAAGCATGCGAAAACTTAGAAACATATGATAGATCCGAAACTAGTCTTTCAACGATTCTTAGATTGTATTGATCGAGCATGTATATGCTAGAACCGCTGATTATAAGCATGTATGGTTCGTCAAAATTGTCATCGCCAGATCCGGGAGAACCCGCAGATGAAACAAAAGACAAATCAGATTTCAAAAACTTTTTTATCTCACATGAGTTAGGATCAAGAGTATATAAATATGTTTCATCAACTTCGAGTCCCGAGACTGCAATTCCGATCGCAGACATCCATGTTCCGTCAAGAGTTAGATCTGAACAGTTTATTCGTCTTAGACGTTCATTATATGTTGTATCGTAAAAGTAAACGTGGTTTCCATCTGTTGATATGTGAAATATTCCATAAAAATCGACCGAAGGAAAAGGATCACTTACAGCTACTCCTGTCATATCTGACTTCAATAGCTTAGAAAACTGGGGAGAAGTAAACAAATCCATGTTAGACAAGTATAAATAATCATCATCTGATCGAATTGCATGAACACCAACATTATAGACTGTCGAATCTACTTCGTATGTAGTAGTTGAGTCAACAAATGAAAGATCGTCGACGTCGAGTCTTACAATGCTAGCAACATATTCGTCTTCATCTATGTTGCTGATATATAAATAATCGTCATCGGCATGCATAGAAACAAGATAGGGGAATGCCGACACCAACCCTTGAACGGCGACATCTTGAACAGCACCGTAGTCAGACAAGAGAACTTTATATAGTCTTCCGCTATAATCATCGTCGTCTATGTAATAGAAGAGATGCGTAGAATTTATGGCCATCATAGTAATGTTTTTAGTAGAAGATTTTGTATATTCTGTCATTTCTCCAACAGTGGTCAGACCGGGAACACTTTTTTCGACTATCTTATTATTTTGAGTGTCGCATATGTAGATTGATTTAGCCATTTATTTCTCCTACCATATTATATTTCCATGAGTCGTTTCGGGAAAAGTGCTGGGCCAAGGAGCCGCAGAAACCTCATTGCTTGGATCAGATTCTAATCCTAATGCATCTAAATAAGCTACTACAATATAATAATAGTCTACGCCAACCAGCAAATCGGTATGCTCATAAGGGCTAATCACATCGGCTATCTCTGTGTCTGCCGTCGTTACACCAGGAAAGAAACTCCAATAAATGTTGAATGTTATCGCATCTGGATTTATCTCGAGTAGACCGAAAGAATCATAAATAGGTTCGACGGCATTCCAGTTTCTCACAAGAACATTATCAATCCAGACAACCTCGCCAGCTGCTAAAGACGCAACTATCTCGAAGTTTCCAGAATAACTCCCAGTAGTTTGCATAGGAGTGCTCTGTTTCGCTAAAGATCCCGCAACGTAATAATCATATGTGTAGGCGGTCCAGTTCCAGTTTCTAAACTCCAGTTCATACCATATTCCCTGATATATATCTAGCCCTGTATCATGAACAGATCCATCATAATATCTTATGTCTGTATTTTGAATATAGGCATTCATTATTTTAGTGCCATTTCCGTGTCTAAAATAAGGGCCGCCAGTAGTATAATTCTTGAACATTCTACACTGTATTGCAATATTTTCACTTGCGGGACATAATATTCTCATGTCTGGAGCAACACCAGTATTTTCAAATCTAGCACTTCTAGTTCCTGAATAACAATACGTCGTTGAAATCGTTACATTCCCAGCAATGCTAAACCAATCACCATCTATTGGACCTCCATTGCTTCCTCGTTCAAAATCATCAAAAACAATAAATGTATCTGCACCGCTAGAAGCAGAAACAGCAGAATCATTTCCAAAATACATGTAAAATGTAGTAGATGTTGTTGCTATCGAATCAAGCTTTATCCAAACATCAGCTCTTTGATTGGGATTTGTTCCCGAAATCAATTCAATCCAATATGGAAGAAGAGTTTCGCCGTCTGAGGTTGTAAATCTCAGGTCAGAAAAATCAGATTTGCAAGCAGAATTGCAACTTATTTGTCTTCCTGACGTTGAAGTTGATTGACCGACATAAAGTTTCATCTGATAGTCTGTTAGGATTCCCGACGAATGACTTACAGTGAACTCTTTTCTAAAATTCCAGCCCGATAACCATGCCATTACGAATGAGTCCAAGAAATAATATTTTTCAATCTCTCAGGAGAAGCTGATGCAACAGGAGGATTTATCGATGAAGGAGAAGGGTCGGCGTCATATAATGTATAAACCGTTGTTCCAGCTAGAGCAAATGTTTTTCCGTTAGAGGTCCAAGCACCGGGATAAATACCGGCCGAGGGGATGTTTGTTGTAAGAATATCCCAAGCTGCAACTCCATACCGTTTTCTATATACTGTGCTATTTACTCTAGTATCCGACATATATAAATCACCATTAGGATCTTTTCTTATTCTACTATAAGACATTGCACCAGCAGGAGAAAAAGCACATTCAGTAAATACCTTCGTTGTTCTATTGAAAGAAAATATTTTCCCTCCAGTATATGGAGCCGAACCATTATATGAAGTACACCATATTATATTATCATCTGCTGGGTCTACATGAATACCTACCATTGAATAAGGAGGATTCACCACTGGACTATTGGCTTGCTTTACAAAAGCAGATGTATCTGTAGAACTCTTCGACCATATTCCTCCCGCCGTGGTGAGCGCGTACAACATTCCGTCATTAGTTATTGTTATACCGTGGCAGTTAGGCAGCGTCGAACCAGAAATGTATGCAGAAACATTTGTTGTTCCATCAATCTTTATAACACCATTAGCCCAAGTAATAATAAACTTATCATTATTAGATTCTTTCAGGCACATATCGGCATTATAATCACCCGTATTAGATTTTCCAATAAAACGAACGAAATCTACCTGTCCTGGATTCATACAAAATATTAGACCATTGGAACTATACGCAGAAGCAAAAACGACATCGCTGTTATCTACTAACAGTGTGTTGCAGGACTGCACAAGCGTGTCATACTCATAAAAATCAAAATCAGCCACTAGAACTCCTTTAAGCCAGAACCGCTATAAAGAAAAGCAGGTTTACCCTTTTGTTTCGCTTGAGCGAGCATGTTTTTGGTTCCTTTACTTTCATTGATGTTATAGTGAAAACCTACAACAACATCGGGCTTACCTTCTTTGAGCATTTGAGAGTTACGAATAGGACCAGCAGCTCGGCCGAACTTTTCCCAGTTAGCCGGATACTTTTCAACAGCGATGTTCATTTCTTCACCGACCTCACGAGCAAGAGAATCAGCACTGGGAGCTTCGCCTTCAATGATTACATTAGGCTGAAACTTTTCCACAACGCGTTTTATAGCAACTTTGTCGTACCAACGCCGGTCACCGCAGATGAGTAATCTCATTTAGCCCTCCTTTATTCGTAAAGTTTTATTATAAATCTTCTCGCCAAGATAGTACATCATTATTTTCGTGCTTATTGAACTTAGTTACTGGCTTCTTGCTTCCAAAGCGCTTGAAGTGCTTCTTTTTAGTTTTCGTAGAACGTTGAATTTTTTCAATCATTTTCTCATCTTCTTTTTCGTTGAAGAAATCCATAGTGTTCTCCTTATGCTATCATTTGATTGTTGAACCTACTAAGTATTTTATCACGGTTTGCGAAATGTTCCATCCCGTTACTAATAATAGCAAAGGGCTGTTGAGGTATTAGTTTGTCTGTTGAAATCGAGTACATCACATCGTCTTTGCTATAAGAGACTCTACGTTTGAATGATTTACCCGAGAGTGTCTTTACTCGTTTCGTATCGTTTATAATGATGAGTTTCAAATCAGACGATAAGACCTCGCAGTACTTTATCAAGCCAGCTTTTCTATAGACCACGTTGAGACACAAATAGAGCTCTTCATCATAAAGAACCCAATCTACGTGTGCTATTTTTCCAGAGTATTTATCTTTTAGAAGCGGAAGTTTCCAGTTTTGTTCGAACACTGGTGTAAACATTTTCATTTGTTGTGCGTATTTTTTAGCATTTACAATGTATTTCTTTGTTGAAACTATTTTATTTTTCAAATCCGGGAGAAGCAGAAGTTCAGTCAAAGATTGCATGTCTACCTCGATTTAGAGATTGATAGTGTGCTTTTTATGATGTTTCCCTTGTTTATCTTCATTACTTTAGATTTTCTTATTATAGCTACATTGATTGATTTATCTTTTTTATAGTACATTGAAATAGCTTTAGCAAGTCTACGAGCTGTTCTGCTTGTATAGCTAAGAAATAAATCGTCCTTATTTAGCTGGTTGTAAATCATGACAGCATAAAGAGCCTTCGTTTCAGGCTTTACAGCCTTCGATTTCTCTATAGCCATACTAAAGCCTTCAATAAAGAAATCATTAGGATGATGAACTTTATAGTCTACAAGCTGTTCATAGAGAGTCTTATACTGGTCTAATGAGAGGTTCTTTCCCTTGTAGAGGATAGTATAAAGAGCCTTGAAGATAGCAAAGTTACGAAAGTATCCAACAGCTTTGAGAATACTAGTTATGTTTTCCTCATCGGAAGCTAAAACTATGTCGGGATGTAGAAATCGAAGACTTCTAGATTTTATCAGTTGTTTAGCTATCATTAGTCTTCTTCGTAAGCCTCAGCTTGTCTATCTAGCTCGTCATCACGAATCTTTTGAACTTCCTCAGCCGACAATGTTCGAGGCTTTATAGATTCCTTAGGAGTAAGTAGACCTGGAACCACAACATACTCTCGTTCATTTGAATAAGCCCAATAATCTTCATTTTCCCACGAATTGGCTAACAGAATAGCTTTTGCAGGAACCTCGGCTTCTGAGATAACTTTTCCAAATCGTTCAGCGACTATCTTGTCTTCTGTCCACGATGACGCTGCAGACTTTATTTCACTATTTCCATTTCCTCTATAAAGAACTCGAGGAGCATCTTGAATGGTGCGCTGAGTATTTTCATACACTCGACTGACTGCATCTGATAATGCTTCTCTAACTTTGACGTTTCTCGAGGTTGTTACTCTATTAGATGCCACGTGATAGTTAACGTAAGTTCCTCTGTCTATTCCATTTTCTTCTACAAACTGTTCGATTGCATTACTCATAGTAGAGCCATGAGATGCATTTGACCACAGTTTTATGAAAGCAGCTTCTTTAGACACAATGGGAACATCTTTATTGAGAAGAAGCATTGTGTTCATGGCGGCTTCAAATGTATTAGTCTGCGATGGTGGCAGATAAGAAAGAGACTGCAATGAATCTTCGTCAGAATAAATGTCTACACCGTCTTTAGCTCTTGTTAGTAGTTCCACGAAGTGCTGATAAGAACCCTTGTTTACATCGTGGCCAGATAGAAATCCACCAATAGCAAAAATAGAATCACGAAAATACTTGTCCAATCCATGCATGTCGATGTATGCAAATGCTTTTTCGGTCGAATCATAGAAAGAGAGCGAGTTGTTTACATTCATTGATAAAAATGCGAATCCACTATTCTTAGCGATGTTAGAAAGATGATTTTTCATTATGTTTTCGTCGATAGCTTCTAAGTCTCTTACTTTATCTACGACTTTACCGACCGCATGAGAATAAGTTCTCATTGCACCATCGTAGATTCCCTTTTCTTTCACGTTCCACTGATTTGCGAATGCTTTCATGTCGTAAGAAACTGCTGAAGCTCTCATTGAGTCGCTGATGAATAAACCAAAGCTTTCTATCATCTTGCTTGCGAAATGTATTTCTTCGGCGTCTTTCAGGCTTTCAACTGCAGGGATTAGATGGTCTAAGTAGAATCTAAATCCGTTCTTTACGAATCTGTCTCGAAGTTTCATCATGGTGTCGACTGATTTATAGATTTCATCCATCATAAAGTCGATTCGAGGGTCTGAACCCTGAAGCCATGAGTAGTCGCCAACTTCATCGTCGAATCGTTTTATTGCATCTTTTATTTGTTCAACTGTTTCGTTGAACTTGTCGGCAATCTTTATGTTTCCCGCATTTGCACTGATTTTTTTCGCCATGTCGACTTGAAAAATCTTTTCAACCTTACCGCTGTTTAAAAATGCATTTATTGCGACAGCTTTTTCATAGACACCTGAAAGACCTGCTATAGCTTTCCTTACATCATTCTGAGCTACTGGGCTGAGTTTCTTGTCGACGACCGCAATGTCTTCATTTCCACTCTGACTGAAAGTTGTTATGTTCAGAACCCTAAGTGTTTTATTGACATTATTGATAGTAGGACCATCTACATCAGAACCAAAAATCTGTTGCCCTACTCCTATTCCTGTTTGAGTGGCTCTGCTTTCAAGCTTTGAAATCCATTGCTCGGCTGTTATTCCTTTTGTAAAGTCGGGGATTCCTTCGGGAACTCGTCTAAACTCCTGGAAGGGCAACTGCTTTTTCGGAGCCTTTTCTTCTGAGGGACCTTGCTTCTTTCCAATGAGAGCAGCGAGCTGTTCCATGAGCCCGCCCTTGCCCTTCTTTTCATCCTCTTTCTTGGGACCCTTTTCTTTAGGTTCCGTGTAGATGTATTTGTATTGACCGGGCGAACCCTCACGACGTAGATACTTATGACCGGGCTTTTCCTCACCCTTCTTTGATTTGAACAAATCATCTTCCTCTGATTTATTCACATAACCCCAGCAAACTAGAAGCTTAGAAATAGCAGACATCAAATAAGAGTCCATGTCATGTCTTGGCTCACGAATCATTCTAACTAGCTCGTGAATGGGAACCCAGATGTTCGTAGATTTCTTTTCAAAAATAGAACCATCAGTTGTAGGTTTTCCCTGATGAAGTCCCGTCACATCTACGATGCATAGTACGTCTGCGTTTTTATAGAAGCCACCAGCTATGATTTCACCTATCTCCGAGAAATAACGAGGTTCTGCAAGTATTCCGGCTTCCTCGAGAAGTTCTCTACGAGCAGCTCCTCTCCATCCATCATCATCGGCATCCATTCTACCAGTTATGATTGACAACATTGTGTCGTGAATGGGAGTATACTCATCTCTAATAAGAACTTCTCTGCCATTTGTGCCCATTCGATAAGGGATTATTGCAACACCTTTACGATTATCTTCATACACGTACCCTGTCTTGTCTTCCTGCATAATAGTTTTATGAGGATTATTTAGCAGGGTCTTGTCTTTTCTTACGAATGTTATACCCTTAAGATTTATCAACATCAGTTCTTTCCTTACCTGTGTCTTTTTCATCGGCATCGCCATCTGGCCATTCAATTTTCACATACTCATTCATGTCTTTATAGCCAAACTTCTTTTTAGGCTGCTCTTCTTTTTCTCTAGACTCTGAGAATAGAGTTGAAGTGCTTACATCGGCACGCTGCCGAGAATCCATCTGCTTGAATCTTTTCCAGTCATAGTATTTAGTCATTTTTTCTTTTCTTCCATTCTTTCCAGCTTTGATACGACTTATAGAATGCTTTCGACTTGTTAGTTGCACGAAGGAGCTTTTTCTTTTTAGATTCCTGCTTCAGATTTTCCTTGCCTTGTCTTTCCATTTCATCTAGTCGTTTATAATAGTCGGGAAGCTCGGCTAGATGATCCATGGCAATGTCGGCAGCCGCCACTTTCTTTTCGTCTTCATCCATTTCTTTATGCTTTCCGACATGTTCCATTTCAACATCGATGCCAGATTCAAGTTCCTTTTGGTCAACATCTTTGTAATCTAGATCGTCTCCTTCGCCACCATCGATAGGATTAGGTCTTTTTGACCGAGTTATTTCAGCACCGCCTGGTAGGTACGCATCTCGATTTTTTATAGGATTCGTTGTCGGATACTTCTTTGTTATCTCAACTGGTTTTTCAACTTTTTATCTAGTTCAACCCGAATCTCGTTTATGTTTTTAGCATCTTTTATATCTTTTTGCAGAGATAAGAGCTGAGATGATTTTTTAGCACTAGGGTCTGGATCATTGTCTAGAGCTGCTTTGCGAGCTCTTGCCATTGTTTCATCTATTTCTCTATTGCGAGCAGCATCTCTAATGCGAGTGTCTATTTTGCTTCTTCCTGGAACTTCAAGAGGGTCTTTTCCTTTAGCTTCCTGTTGCTTTATCCACAAATCTTTGAAAGCACCTTTGCTTATTTTCATCGACTTTTTATTGAATCCTCTAGCCCATTTATCAAAACCAGGATGTATTTCACCAGCATCGTCATGAGCATTTACATCTGAAGTATCAGATTCGCCTGCTCTGAGATTAGGACCTTCTGGCTTTCTAGTAGTTCTACGAATCTTTTCATGAACTTCTTCGGTCGTCATCGGTCTACGAGGAGGACGATCCGCAGAAGGTTCACCCGACATAGCCTTACCAACATGTTTCTTATTGAAAGTTGTAACCTTTAGTGAGTTGTCTTCTTCGTTTTCATCGTTGGTTCCAGTAAGAATAGCCACCAGAGGCTTGAAACAAGGAGCCAGCGGTTGATTTTGAGTATACTGAAGAACCAGATTCTTTATGCTTTTATCTGCTCTTTTAGCTTTTACGTCTCTACCTTCTTCAGTAAGATGAACAAAAACTTTCGAAGCCTTCTTATTAGGGTCAATAGGCTGATTGAATGTCACAGTTGCACCGGGATACTTTTTAGTGTATTCGCCGATTGGTTTTTCAGACTTCACCATGACTTTTCTGCCAGCTATGATGAGAGATTTCTTAGCAAGTCTCTTTCTAACCTTAGCAGGAACATGGTCTGTTCCCTTATACTGAGTGTCTGGACCGTGCTCGCCCTTGAAGTTCCCTGGATGATACGAAGGGACGCCTTGAGGAGCCTGATTGCCTACAGTTTGAAACGCTTGAGCATAGGCCTCGCCAGTTCCGGGGGTCGAAGGAAAGTCTTGCTGCTTTGTGTCTCTAAGCCTAAATGGGTCAGTCGCAGCAGAAGGAAAATCGAGCTTTTCACCTTGCTCGTCACTCTTTTTACCAGCAGTTCTGAACACTAGCGGAGTGTAGTGCTCAGCCTTGACGAGCTCAGGAGACACCTCACACTTGTGATAAATGTAGTTAGCCAAAGCCCAGCGAGTCTTGCCACCTTTAGTCTTACCAGCAGCTTCTTTAGCTTTATCCCACTTAGCTTCGTCTTCTGGTGTTTTTACGAATCCTGGCATGATTGTTCTCCTTCAACTGATTCAACTTCCTGACTTTTATTTGTAGTTTCTTCTTTTTCCGCGATTGCCGTATAGTGAATTCCTTGCTCAAGCCCGCCTAAAATCTCGTATTGCATGTTCTATTACTTCCTATTCTTTCCAAAATAACTTTCGAAATGATCATAGACTTCTTTTTCTTTCTTTTCAAGCAGCTCAGGTGTAATGAAATACCTTGAGAATGCTTCTGCAAAATGTTCTTCTGCGCTTATTGACGCATACGTGCTGACCATGTACATCTTTATTGAATCTTGAAGCATTGTTTCTTTATCTTGACCTTTAGCGCCAGAAAGCTCTACTTCTTGCTCTGCCTTTTCTCTGATTTCCTTGTCTATTTTTCCGAATGAATCGACAAACTTTATTGAATCTTTTGTCTGTTTTTCCAGAGCCTTCTGAGCTTCTTTCTTTTCCTTTTTCATCGGATCGTCTTTTGCTATTTCATCACGTGAAGTGAGGGGTTGCTTATGTTTGAATCTAAGAGCACCATAGAAAAATGCATGCCCTACTTCGTGAAGCATAACAGCCTTTTTATCGATTTCCGACATTCCACTTGGAAAGTTTGAAATAGAAAATGCCATTTTTCCTTTAGAGACATTGAATGAGCCAGAAGCATTAGTAAAAGCAGGAGTATTTCGCAGTTTGTCTGGAGCCTCTAATGAATCTAAGAATACCTCATGATCATCTGTTATTCTAATGTAGTTGCAGGCCGCGTTGATGTTTTCAAAGTGAACATCATCGATTCCTTTCAATGAATCGACTAACAACGTTTCGTAGTTTTCATCAGATGAATCAATGAGTGAAATAAATGAGTCTCGTCTATCCGAAGGAATCTCTTCCTCTTTCTTTTTACGAGGATTAGTTTCTTTATAGATGTATCGAACATTTCCAGACTCTGTGAGCTCTTTCCTGATGTACTTCGCGCTCGCCTTTTTACGTTCAGTAGTTTGAACGGCTTTTTCTAAATCTGAAATAAATGATTTCGCATACCCTCTTGAAGCTAGTTCTCTATCAAGAGCATCGAGTTCGTTATTTCCCCTTACGAAGTTCATCATAAACTTTTCGTCGAGCATTGTATAGACTTTACCCATGTCGCGACGAAATCTAAGAGTACCTATTTTTAGGCCATTCTTTGCGATTATGTCTACATCTGAGAAAATATTGGTTTCTTTTCCCATTATTTTTCTTTTACCCATACTCCTCATCTGAATAGAAAAGTTTCCTGGTGTAAGCTGCTTTTTCAGTTGCTTTTTCAGTTTACTTTCGCGCACGACATAGAGCTCATTATCATTAGTCTTCTGATTATAGAATGGCATCACCATTACCATTTCAGAAACCGACGAATCAGAAAAAGCTCCTGAAAAAACCTCATACAAATCATCTGTAAATCCTTTTGCGAAAACATTATCATTCAATGCGTCAAAAATAACTTGTTCTACTTTTCTAGAACGATAAGTGTTTATTGCACTTGCGATTTCCTTAGTCAGCTCTCTAAACTCACGATAAATAGCAATCTGGTCTTTTGTAAGAGTTTCAGCTTCTGGCATCTTTTTCTTTATGTACTTCTGATAAGTCGTTGCACCCTGTTTCTTTAGTTCGTCTATCCTTTGCTGCTGTTTAACGAAATGTTTTTTTGCCAATGACTGAGCTTCTACCAATGAGTCGTCCCATGCTCTCTTCATTTTAACTGCATGACTTCGCACAACATGAGCGGTTTTTGAATCTCCAGATTGAAGAAGTCTATCGGCAACTGAAGTATAGTTTTCTATCGCTGTTCCCATACTATTGTTCTTTAGAGTAATGGGCGACGTCCCCTGAAAAGCTTTTGATGAAATACCAATCGCACCTGGAATTCCCGTGTTCAAGTCGATTAGGAGCAATCCCAAATCATTATTTTTATCAACTTGTCGGGCATCCATAATCATCAAATCAGAAACAATGTCTTTTCTCTGAATGTGAGCCGTAGAAACCAAACGAAGGTCTTCGAAATCAATGTTGTACATTTCACCAGATGTTTGTCGAAAATAATCCCACATCTTTTTATTATCTCCGACCAATCTAGCAAGATGAAAGTCATTTTTAGTTTCTTTTAGAGCAAATAATCTATCAGTCAGGTCTTTTAGAATCTTTTGATGATGACTGTCTGTGTATGAGTCGAGATAATAGCGTACTTTCATCACAGCATCATCAATGTCCTGGACTTGAGGCAACGCTGCAAAGATTTCCCATGTTCTACCATAGAAAGCCGTAAAGTTTGTCTCTATGTCTTTTTTATACGTCTTTACAGCAAAATCGCTTTTCGCAAAACTCAAGAAGTCTTCTATCGATGATTTTTCCTCTTTTACAAAAGACTCATCCTGGCTGAATCGTTTATTTTCTTCATCTGTAAAATCTTGGCTGCTTGTTCCTTGTTTAGGATTATGATAGAAATAACGGTATCCACCTCCAGGTAGAGGAACACGATAGAGATACTTATGGCCAGGTTTTTCCCAGCCCTTTTTAGATTTCAGCAAGTCAAATAGAGCCGCAACGCTTATTTTACGTAGCATTCTGTTCTCCAGTTGAAGCCTGTATTTTTTGATTGTACTCTGTTGTGCGATTCAAAGCCATGTTGAACATTTTCTTGTATTCTTTAGCAGCGACAGCAGCGGGAAGATACTCAGAGACCTTAGTTCCAAGATTAGTCGTCATCAAATCGAGTTCTGAAATGATAGATTCGGGAAGAACCTCTTCACCTCTGTCGAGCATCGCCTTTGCGGCACCGTTGTAATCAGATGAATCGAAGTGTTTTGAGTATCGTCGATACTTTTTATCTTGAGAGACAGCATTTTGAAAATCTTCAACCATTTGAAGCATGTCTTTATCTGACGGTGCCTTATTTCCTTTAGCTTCGTCATAGATGTATCGATACGTACCATCACCCGCATTTTCGCGCTTGATGTATTTGTGCCCTTTCCTTTCGAGCCCTAACTGCGAGTTGGAGCTCTTTGGCTTTACTTGTTTTCCCTTGGGAACCCCGTAAGTATTAGCCTTTCGTAGAAAAGTTACATTATTTATAAGTATCTTAGACATGTTTATCTTCCTTGTAGATTAGAGCATTTGAGATTTTCGCCAACATAAATATCTTCTCGATGTATTCTGCAACTGTTTTGCTTTTCTTCATTACACCAGTAAGATGAGCCATTTTCAAGCTATTTCGTTCCTTCTGATTCAGCTCGTGCTCGTAATCGAAAACACTTACTACTCGAGCAAACGACAAAAATGCTTTTTTATCCATTATCTTTAGTCCAAAAAGTCCTCTATAGACAATCTGCTCGTTGAGATTCAAGTCGATGCAGAACGCCATTCTGCCCTTGAACAGAATAGAGTTGAAAATGATAATCTTACCGCACTTTAGTTCGTCGATTATTGGCATTAGTTTGGAAACCTCGACTGTCGTTTTCGTTGCTGCTTTACTTCATCATCTAGTTCTGTAACTTTTCCTTTATCTGAAGCCACACTACTGAGTCCTCCAGCTGCGGGTTGGCCACAAGAAACCGAACCGAAGTCCTTGAATAATGTCATCTCAGTGTAAGAACGTTCGAGTTCGTTGAGCTTCTCTCCCATCCAGGCATCTGTCTTTAGAGCTTTGATTGTCAGCTGCATGAGTTTCTTGTTGTAGCCTTCAATGAACTTATCGTCTTTTGTTATTCTAGCGCTCATTAGATAGTTCACTGCGATTCTGAAATCCTCTTTTGTCACTTTAGATGGATTGATTATTCCCGAACGAACAGCATTGTCGTATTCATAACTGAAGTTGTTTATCGTTTGGGCTTTTTCTTCTGTCCCGTACTTGTCCCACTGAGACTCCGCAAGAATCTTGTCGGCAAAATCTAACAAGAAAGAATCAATGACATCGCTTTCTTTTAGTATGTCGGCTCTATACTTGTCGGCAACGCTGAAAAGTTCTTCAGACTTTATCTTTTCGTATTTGAATAGATTCCAATCTTCATTATTTAGTATTGCATCTCCAACAGCTTTATAAGATAAAGACCTTAGCCCTTTTAGTTTCCTAAAATAAGATTCCGTTTTGGCTTTTATCATTGAACCGTCTTTGAATCGAATGACAAAGCCTTCTAAATCTTCTTTCGCATTTTTCTGAAAATCTGAAAGCTCGTCAAAACTGTGAAACTCATGAGTTTTCGGAGATTCTATTCCAAAACTATCAGCTAGTCTTTGAGTTTCAAGAAAATCTTGCATCTTAGAGGTTTTCAGGTCTCTTACGCCGTGAAGAAACAACGCGCTTTTCTTTCCATAGCCAACTACAACTCTATACTTAGGGTCAATCAGTTCCAAAACCATAGACCTGCCGTCTTTTAGATAGTCTTTCATTCTGTCGTATTGACCACCCTTGCGCACAATCTTTTCAGCTGTGTCTAGAAATCCTTTTTCATCTGTTTCTGGATCGAGCTGAGCCCTGGTTCCAAAACGAATCTTATCTGTATACTTGTCGTAGAATGCCTGAATAAGAATACCACCAACTTTTTCTGAAGCAAGAAATGGCTGTTCTGACATTTTCTTTGCCAGATTTGCAAGATTTCCGTCTATGTATTCATCCATGTTGAAGAACTTCTCGTATGGAAATGAAACCATCTCACCTGTTTCTTTATCGAAAGTTATTCCACGAACCATTCTCATCTGCATAGACCACTTAGGTCGTTTACTCTCAGCAATCTCTCTATTTATAGACTTGAAGAAAAAGTTATCTGCATAGTTTAGAGTAATGTATTTACCATCTTTTGAAAATGAAACATCAACATAGTTTGATAGTTTGTCGCCTGATTCGGATTCGAAGTCTTTATTGGTCAATCCAAAGAATCTTGAAAGCACTTCTCTACCAGATGAACTAACATACTCTTTTAGCTCGGCTCGGCTGCCTATTCCTCGTTCTCTTATAAATGCGACGAAGTCTTGAAGCTTTTGTTTTCCTTCGTTCAGTGCCTTTGCTCTATCTTCTTCAGAAAGCCCAAAGAATCTATCAGATAGTGTAGTCGCAACAGTAGAATGCTTAGGCTTTTTTTCTTCCGGCTTGAACTGGACCTTTGGAGCAACTTCAGGAACATACTCTATCTTTTCTGGTCGGCGTCGAACAGGAATCACTTTTTTCTGACGAGGTTCTGACTCCTTATAAACATACACTCGTTTTCCCGTCTTAGGGTCGATGTATTTACGTATGTACTTGTGACCAGGTTTTTCCTCGCCAATCATATCTTTTGTTAGAACTATGTTCATTGACATTTCCCGTATCTTTTAGATTTCTTCTGAGACACAAACAGCGAAGAACCCTGAGTTGATTCGAAAACACTATCTCTACGTAAAGACATGAAAATCTTTCTCGTAAGCGATGAAATAAGCTGCGAGACACTAAATGAATAGAAGATTCCTATTTCGTATCTATCCCACCTGTCTATTCTTCCATCAGGAGCAGGAAGAACAAACACTCTACGCTGTCGAGGTAGCATTATTCCACCTTGTTTTTAGTAAATAGAATGCCATTATCTGACAACGTAGCTGTTCCGAGTGCTGTTGTGCCATCGTTTTTATGCATAGTTTCTAGAGTGCTAGTCGCAGTTCGCTTGAAAGCCAGATACTGATAGATGAACTCGATTTTCTCCTGAAGGCTTGAAGACGAGCTAGGGAGAACATTTAGCTCGCCCATTACATTATCATCGAATGCTATCACTACACCGTCAGAAACATGGACAGCTTCTTCAATCCAAGGTCCACCAGAGGGAATAGGAGATTCAGCCATGTAAAGACTTTCCAAAGGGTCGCTATCAGGATTTTCAGTCAACATGAGTTTTGTATTAGCGCTCTCAGATGCGACCCATGACAACGAGACAAAATCCCAGTATTGACCCGAGGTGTTCTTCAATCTAGCATAGACTCCAGCATTTCCAAGTCCCTTAGTGGTTCTAACAAAAAATAGCATCTTACCCTCTTACTTCTTTGATAACGTATTCGGCAGGGACAAACACTTCTTTATCATGAGGTACTTCATCCCAAACCTGAAACTGGTATTTCCTTAGATAGCTCCGAGATTTCAATAGATTTCTATTTGTTTTATAGCCAAAAATGTTCGGGTCTGATTGTCCCCACAGTACGATTCCCTTTTTACCTGTCGGGAACAACAAGTGTTGAAGAAAGTTATCAACAGCAATCCAAGTCTCACATCTATCATCAAGAACAAGCTCTTTTATTTCTTTCAAGCTCATGTTTTTCCTGAAATCATCTACTAGCTGTTCTTCTCCGTCGACGCCTATCTGGACAATGGAGTACTCGACTTTTAGAGCATCTATTACTTCTTTCCAATAAGGATAGTTCTTTGCGTTGTATTTACCGTTGCGAAGCTGCTTAGACCAAGGGCTTATTACAATGTATTTCATCATAGCTGACCTTCCAGATGTATTTTCTTGAATGCTTCTAATAGACTTTTCTTCCAGTTATATCGGGTCATAAATTCGTAGACACCTGTCTCTTTACATCCAAATGTTCCAGCTTCACCTAACGGCCTGACAATAACATTTTCAATGTCAAAAAATGGCTCTGGATAAACGCAGAAAATAACTAGCTTTTTGCACGTTTTTAGCAAATCAGGTATTAGATTAGCAAACGATAAATGGTCGCCTAAACCATGCGAGATTGCAATGAATCTATAACCCCATTTTGAAAGTTCTTTTCTAAAAATCTCTTCATCATGCTCCCACAATGACTTATCGGTTTCAGTTCGAATGCCACCTTCGGGATTTCGATAGTGCCATGTTACAGCAGACCTGTCAACTAGAAGTTTGTAGCCAGCCTGAAACAGTCTGTGCGTGAAAATAGTCTCCTCACGATGTGCTACTTTTGAAAGAGACAAATCGTAGTCTACAATGTTGGTTCTATAAAGAAACGAGCTATAGAGGTGCTCAACCTCGATTACGCCTTTTCCTCTCTTCCACTGGATGTTGGGTAAACGATTTACATCCAATAAATTAGTCGCAAAATGTGAACTATTTGCTTCTCCTCCTGGAACGACTACAGAGCCCGCAACAGCTCCGATTCCGTCTTTCATGTGCGAAAAAAGTTTTTCTAAAACATCTGGTTCAGCAATAACGTCGTCATCTAGACGCCATACAAACTCGTATTCAGATGTGTTAGCCATCTGATGAGCAAAGTGCTGCCCTTGATTTCTCGTGAAAGCCACTTCCCATTCTATTCCAACCGATGAAAGATGCGTGAACAAGTATTTGTACGTTGGATTCTCACGAAGGTCTAGATGCTCACCATCATCAAAGATGATTAGCTTGTCGGGCTTCATGGTTTGAGATGCTACTGAAGCAATCGTTAGAGGCAACGTTGTAAAGTATCTATTTTTCGTAGGAATGCAGCACAGAATAGACTTCTTTTTGTTCTTTTTGTATCGTTCTTCAACTGTTTTCATGTTTCGATAGAAGATTGAATCCCAGTCCTCTATGATTGATTTGTCGTGAACAGTTGCTTCGCCCTTATGAAGAATAGGAACAGTACCTATGATGGTTCCGTCACCTCGTCCTGTCATTTCACCCGCGACTTCTAACTCGTAACCAGCTTCTTCAGCTCTAATGCAGAAATCTATGTCTTCACCAGAACCTTTTCCAAAAGATTCATCAAGATAGCCTATTTTGTCAAAGACCTCTCGTTTTATCATCGCACAGAAGAAGATTATGAAGTCTCTATCTAGTGCTTTATTATGCGATTTGATTGGGCCCACTATTCCAACGTTGGGATTTTCGAACTTGTCTAAATGCATTTTTATTACTGTATCTTTAGGCTGTTCCTTCAGAAATGCGTCGTTGTTGAGAAGTAGAATGTATTCACCTTGAGATGCTTTTATTCCTTCGTTATTTGCCTTGGCATATCCAAGAGGCTCGTCGAACCAGAGAAGTTTGAATGGAGCGCCAAGAGATTCGACATAGTCTTTTGTTCCATCTGTGCAACCATTAGCTACAATGATGATTTCTTTGTCATCAAGATTGCAGTATTTTTGAATAGCCTCACAGCACGGTTTCAAACAATCATCGAGATGATTCAACGTGCCGATTACAATAGATACTTTTATCATACAAACTCCTTATGTTTGTTCGTTATACATTATGTCTGGTCTGAATGTAGGCGTCAGTCCTTTTATGACAAGATTTGTCGCGTTTTTTGCTTCAAAGTTTTTGAATCGACGGTCTATAGGAGTGCTAATAGTATTATTCAGGTGAACAATAAATCTAAAGTGATCTGGAAATGTTGAAACATCTGCATCTAATCTGGCAATGAACGAATTATCGACCCACCCCCAAACATAATGAAGTTCTTCATCCCATAAGAGCTTTAGAGTATGAAAAACTGTTGATTCGTTTCCAAATAGGGCCACTGGGTCTGAAACAGAACCCGAAGGCTGCAAACCATTTTCAACCTTTTCAACTCTATAACCATCAGCCTGACATGAAATCTCGACAAAGTTTATGTTGTCTGATTCAACTCTAAACAGTATTTCACTTCCAACGCCAAATCCAAGAGTAGGAAGCCTGAACTGAATCTCATGATACCATCCGCAGCGTTTGCTAACGTATCGAGTGTGAATTGCGACATAACCTCCCACCGACGGAGTACCACTGTACGTCAATTCCGAACTAGATTCCGAAAATAAAACACCTGTGATTCCGCCGTACGCTATAGTCCAATTCGAACCTATTGATGAATTGTTGAATGCATCATCTTTTATTCTATTCAGAGTAAAATCGTTCACTATAAGAACCAAATCATCGAATTCATTTATCGAACCAGAATTAGCATTGAAGACGATAAGCGGGCCCGATAAAACACTAAGAGTATCGTAGTGAACTTCTGTGTCGTCGATTCGAACCACTACGCTTGCATCTTGACACACTATTTCGACATCATGAAACGAGGTGCCATACGTAAAATCAACACCAGTGCGCTCATAAATAACATTGTTTACTTTTTCATAAATGTCGATTCTATCATTAGAATAAATACATCCGACAGAAACTCTATTTTCATTGCTACCATCTCTTCTAATCTGAACTTGCCACCGATTGAATGTTCCCGAAACAAATTTGACTCTGAATCTAAGTATAAAATTGTCATAATTCGTCAAAGGAAGATTCCATGTGAGATTTCCATCGCCCGAGTTTTTAACCACTTTACCCGAATCATTTTGAACCGACCAGACACTTTCTGAATCTGTAAATCCTACAGGATCAGTGCCAATAGCGTCATTTTCGAATGTTGCAGAGTATGTGCTCATAACTAGTATTATACCATTTATTTCAATAAAAGTGCTTTAGCTTCATCAAAAGTTATGTTTAGTTTATAGTTTGTCGATAAAGCATTCGCAAATTTGTTGAGTCTTTCTGGAACGTATTTGAGCTGCTCGCGATATGCTTCGACTTCAAACTTGAGACGCCATTTCTTCGAGCAGAGATAGAGTATTCCGTTTATTCCAATCCATCTATAAGACTGACGAGAATGCACAAGTTCGTGTTCAATGAGAGCTCGTTCAATTACAGCCTGACGAGTATCTGGACGAATAAAAATAATAGGTCCTATTGCAACACCATCAGATTGTTTAGAAAACATTCTAAAAACAATCTCGTTATAAAAAATAAACACCGGAAGACATTTATAAACCCATCTAAGCTGCATTATTTTTCTCTTTCTAGTGCAGGAGCCTGTTTCGTTCTGTAAGCGTCAACAGTCTCAACATCGTGAAATGCCTGAGCAGCCTTGACGACTCTCGCATCTTCGCTCTGATAATCATCACCGGGAGCGATACAGTGACGATGATAAGTCTGAGCGATGAGAACTCCGTCTTTTAGTATGCGAGTTGCTTTGCGGACTTGTATTGTACCATCTTCTAACACTTCAATTTTGTCAACTACTTGTTCTTCTGTGAGTGCCATATAGTCTCCTCTTATACGTTATAAGTCATATTTATATAGACTCGAGATGTATTAGCAAAATTTGCTTCTGTTAAATTTGACGCCGCGCCGGCTTCATTTCTTTGCTGAAGATCAATAACTGTTGTTTCAGCATATGCTCCCGTCATTCCAGTGTATGAGACAGTGTGCAAGTGAGTGCTGACCGAAACATTTGAGTATATCGTAAAAGGAAGACCAGTAACTGTAGCTATTCCAGAAGATGATCCTTTTGCTGACAAAATTATTGTTCCATCTATAGTGACGCTTCTTCCTATTTTAGTATAATATCCTCTTTGCGCCGTATACGTCATTCCAACAGAATTTCCACCAAATTTGAGTGCAGGAGTCCAGTTGCCTTCTTCATAATCGTCTAGAGTGTTGGCATCAGATGAAGCATTTTGAGTTGCAGGAAACTTGAGTTGACCTAAGTTTAAGTTTGCCGAACCATCTTTTAGCTCTAGATACTGAAGATGATAACCAGATCTGCCGCTATTAGGGGTGCAGAATCGTACGCCATTTCTAAAGAAGACTTCTGTTCCATTACCTGTAAAAGCACCATCGGTTATGTCAGAAACATCTTCGCAGAAACAGGGAGTGACAGCGCCAGAAACGTCAGCTGTCGTTGTTCCTGTTGAACCTATTACTAAAGTCTTATAGGAGCCTGTACTATAGCCGAAGTAGCTTTCCTTCAATGCGTATCTACTTACACCAGAGTTGCCAGCACTTAGAACGCCAGAAAATGTTGGATTCTCAGTAAAAACACCCGAATAGCCACTTATTCCGCTATAACCTGAAACACCAGAATATCCCGACTCACCTAAACCAGAATAGCCTGAAAGTCCGCTGTAGCCAGAAGCGCCATAGCCCGTGTATTGCCATTCACTGCTTTCATATATCTTTAGTCTAGCCATTTTAAAACCTTCATTTTCTAATGTGAGTTATCTTACAATTAAAACATTAATGAATTGAGCATCATATTTTTGAAATGCAGTGTGGTCGCCGAATCCAGTATAAACAGTGCATCCCGAAACAGTGTTGCTGTTACCTGCTTTGCCCATAATCGCGTTATCAGCTGAAGTATCCATTGCGGTGACCAAAACTACATAATTTGCATCAGAAATATTGCTTGTAAAATTTATAGTATAAGTACCCGCGCCTACATCTGTTATTGATGAAACATTATAACTTGATCTAATTGAAGGCGTTCCGCTTCCATTAAAGTTTACCCATGCTTTGATGCTAGTATTTCCACTATATCCCGAAGTACCAGAACCACTATATCCACTAAAGCCGCTGTAACCCGATGTGCTGTCTCCAGAATAACCAGATTCACCAGAGTAGCCGCTTATTCCTGAGTAACCTGAAATACCGGAGTATCCAGAGTCACCTTCGGGTCCAGGAGCGCCTGAAAGAGAAACGCTCCATGAGCTAAATGTTCCTGTTCCTGTTGTTGAAGTTACATCTACTATTAACTCTCCCGTTCCTTCGTTATAGGAAGTAATAGTGCCTTCCATGCTGTGAGTACTGTCATTTGAAATAATGACAGTTTGTCCAGTGGATAATGCTAAACCAGTTTCAACAGTGAGAGTTTTGGAGCCTGTTCCTATTGTCAATTCTGTCGATGAAGTTGTTGAGTATTTGTCTCCAGCTAAACCACTATAACCGCTTATTCCTGAATAGCCTGAAATACCACTTGTGCCAGAATAGCCTGACTCACCTGAACCAGAATAGCCTGACTCACCTGAATAACCTGAAAATCCGCTCACTCCTGAATAGCCTGAATCACCCGAATAACCGCTATCTCCATCTATTCCAGAATAACCACTTATTCCTGAATAGCCGGAAATACCAGAGTCACCTGAGTAACCTGAGTAACCACTATAACCCGAGTAGCCGGAGATACCCGAATAACCCGAAACACCATCAATTCCAGAATAACCACTTATTCCTGAATAGCCAGAATCACCTTCAGAGCCTGAATAACCACTTATTCCAGAATATCCAGAGATGCCTGAGTAACCCGAAAAGCCCGAATAGCCAGAATCACCTTTAGAACCCGAATAACCACTTATTCCAGAATATCCAGAGATACCAGAATCACCTTCAGAGCCATCGATGCCCGAATAGCCCGAATAGCCCGAATAGCCCGAGACGCCAGAGTATCCCGATGTTCCATCTTGACCTGAATAGCCGCTCGTTCCAGAGTAGCCAGAGATTCCGTCAGCGCCAGAATCGCCTGAAATACCGCTGTAACCACTGAAGCCTGAATAACCTGAAACACCAGAGCCACTATAGCCTGAAAGACCAGAATAGCCGCTATCTCCATCTGTTCCTAAATATCCACTATAGCCGGAAATACCAGAGTCACCTGAGTAACCCGAATAACCTGAAGTACCATCAGAACCAATCGTACCATCTTGACCGGAATAACCAGAAATACCAGAGTAGCCAGAACGTCCGCTGTATCCCGAGATTCCTGAATAACCAGAAGCTCCAGACGAAGACCATTGAGTCCAGTATTCTATTTGCGTTGTAGGGTCTTGTCCTGAATTGTCTTGAAGACTTACATAGGCGTTTCCTTCGTGCGTCACAACATCATAAGTGTTGTATGCGGTGTCTATGTCCCACTCACCCTCAAATGCAAATCCCACACCGCTATAGCCTGATAATCCTACACCAGAATAACCTGAGACGCCTGAGCCAGAATAGCCACTTATTCCAGAATAACCGCTTATTCCTGAATCACCAGAGTAGCCAGAGATACCGGAATAGCCAGAATAGCCCGAACCTCCTACTGCGTCTGCGTTTTCTAGAACTCCACTGCTTGTCCAGCGTAGATACTTTCCAGATTCTGCCGATGGAGCATCGAGAAGTTCTTTAAATCTCTTGTAGATTCTTTGCATACTAGTTATCTTCCGACTTGAAAATGTTTATCTTGCTGAGAGACATGAAGGCACTAAGCTTGCTCTGTGCAATAAATAAATCTGTTTTATACGGAGCATTGAAGAAGAAACTCTGAACATCAATCGACTTGAATACGCTTGTTTTTTTTAGAGACATAAAGACTACTTCAATGTCTCTTTTATTGACTACTATTACTGTAGACCATCTTACAGCGTCGCCATAAGGCAGTATTCCGTATTCTAGATTGCCGTACATTTATGCCTCGAGTGTCTTGTCTATAATGTAAGAACTTATAACACTTTCATTAGCTATAGTTCTGCTACGACCATTAGAAATAATGTAATCTACTCCAGCAGAAGATAGACAATAACGTCTTTTGCAGATTTTAGTTCTTGAAAGATTTGATAAGCTTTTTTTGAACCTATCGATTACATCATCTTGATGAACATAGAATTGAGCAGAGTTATTTTCTTTATTGAGAACATTCACTTGTGAAGTTATACTATAATCGGCTGTTCTTCCAAGTTGATACTCGAGAAGATTTGTATAGTCAACGGTGACTAAATGCAATCCTGAAGCTGTATCGTACTCGTGATCACTAAACGACAATAGAGAAGAGTTACAGTTCCAAAATCTTGAAGACGTAACTATCTTGTAAACACCTATGTCGAATTCGATAGTCTCTCCAACGAGCGCTATGTTTGTGCCATTCCATTCTGCAATGAACTTACTTATTTTATCAAGAAATAGAGAAGTAATAGCTCCTGCCTTTGAAGCTCCAGAGTTTGTCGTATAGAGCGCTAATCTCCATGAATCGTTTGATTTGTCGGCACTAATGACATTATAGTCGATTTCTTGATACCATTCGCTCATGTATTTTTTGATTGCATCTGCAACTGACATTTCTGTAATAGTCAAAGAAACAAAAGGTGTATTCGAAGAGCATTTAGTAGAATCATTTTCAAATACCTCCACTACATAACCTTTTTTATAACTAACAGCTAAATCATTTTGCAGTGCTGTATCGTCTCTATCATAAATCATTAGTTTTGCCACAATAATCTCCTAAGAAGAAATGACACATGTTACTACGTTTACAGGAACTGCAGAAAAGCATACTCCTTGAGTCACAACATCGTCTGCTGACAATGTCCATGTCGGGTTTGCGTTTGAAGCACCACAGATTAGATAATAGCTCTCAGAAATGTAAGCGCCGTGATCATTTTGATACACTTCAACGTTTCCTGTCCACGAAATAGTTAGACTTCCCGTAGCAGCTTCACCGCATCCTGCTCTTATGTATTTGAAGTCGCCTTGATTCAACTGATTGAATGTAGCGCCTATACTAGAAGTAGATGTTGAGTTATTTCCACCTGTAGAATAATACTGAGAAATAAATCCTGTTCCAGCATCTGCTGTAACAACTTCAAGATGTATAGTTCTAGTATTTGTATTGGGTACAGAAACTGTAAACTCAGAACCTGAAAAAATCTTGCAAACATACCATACTTCTATAAACTGCTCGTATCCCGTTCCTCCTCTATTTGTGCCAGCTTGAGTCGCTGTTACTCCATCGATTGTAGGAGCTCCACCTGTTCTTGCCGTAGTTCCTGCGATAATCAGACTAAGAACAGCAACAGTAGCTCTAGCTCCTGGAGTGTGAGCATGAGTAGAAGGATTTGCTTTCAAACCATTTGCTTGAGATTTGTTTCTATAAGTATGAACGTATGCCATTTTACACCGTGCAAGTTAGAGTTATGACTACTTGTCCGGGAGTTCCCGATACAGCTGAAATGTCAATCCATAACCAGTTATCAGCAGCAAGACTAGAATCTGAAAAAGATGTAGTAGAGGCGCCCGTCACTGTAGCAACTTGATCTGAGCCTAACAGATTCGTGCCCGCTGAGCCAATAGTTGAACGCTCTTCTATATTGAATGTCACTGAAGTTGCTGCTGTGACATAAGAATCTATTCTAACAGCAGTATGAGCCTGATAAAGACGTGGTCCGGGAAATCCACCAACCGCCGGATTAGAAATCACCCAGGAGAACGTTCTAACATTAGAGCCTAATCCACTTATTCCAGAATAACCACTTCGGCCTGAGTAGCCCGAAAGTCCACTTATTCCAGAATAACCTGAGATGCCAGAATAACCTGAGATGCCAGAATAACCTGAAATACCTGAGTAGCCTGAATCTCCAATGCCTCCTACATCATCAGTATCTTTCCCTACACGACGCTCTTCCGATCTCCAAAGGTCGCCTTCCGAAAATGAAACAGGAGGTTCAGCTCCAACATAGATATTAGCGCCACTTGTTCCTGAATAGCCTGAAAGTCCAGAGTATCCAGATACACCCGAGCCAGAATAACCACTAAAACCAGAAATACCGCTATAACCTGAAATACCGGAACCGCTGTATCCGCTTATTCCACTATAACCGGAAGTGCTAGCACCCGAAAAACCACTTATTCCTGAATAACCCGAAGATCCTAATCCGCTGTAGCCAGAAGCACAGAAAAGATTCCAATATGCAGTTTCAGTGGCAGGATTCTGGTTTGTTCCCGATTGAACACAGATGTACGCAGAGCCATTATATTCAACGCAGTCATTTGGTTGATATGCTGTTCCAGAATCCCAAGAACCTTCCCATGGATATTGTGTGCCAGAGATGCCAGAGTATCCCGAGACTCCACTAGAGCCAGAATAGCCGCTAGTTCCTGAATAACCCGAAATTCCAGAGTAACCGCTTATTCCTGAATAGCCAGATTCTCCATCAAAACCAGAGATACCAGAGTAGCCACTATAACCCGAGATGCCAGAGTAGCCTGATTCACCGGAGTAACCGCTATATCCCGAAATTCCAGAGTAACCACTGTAGCCAGAAAGTCCCGAATAGCCCGAAATACCAGAATCTCCACTGTAGCCACTTATTCCAGAGTAACCACTGTAGCCACTTATTCCAGAGTAACCACTGTAACCCGAAATTCCAGAGTAACCTGAGCCGCTATAACCTGAGATTCCAGAGTAGCCTGAAATGCCAGAATCACCACTATAGCCAGAAAGTCCTGAATAGCCCGAGGTTCCGCTAATGCCAGAATATCCTGAGACACCAGAATAGCCTGAATCGCCCGAAATACCACTATAACCACTGAAGCCTGAATAACCGGAAACGCCAGAACCACTATAGCCTGAAATGCCACTATAGCCACTGATTCCAGAGTAGCCTGAATAACCAGAAATACCTGAGTCTCCAGAGTAGCCACTGAAACCGCTTGTTCCTGAGTATCCAGATTCTCCAGAATAACCAGAGTAACCTGAGTCTCCATCTGAACCTATTACACCATCTTGACCAGAATAGCCTGAAATGCCTGAGTATCCAGAAATACCGGAATCGCCAGAATAACCAGATTCACCAGAGTAGCCAGAGATTCCTGAATAACCGGAATCACCTGTTGCTCCGCTAAAGCCTGAAATGCCTGAATAACCCGAGATTCCACTATCTCCGGAGTAACCACTTATTCCAGAATAGCCTGAGATGCCAGAGTAGCCCGAGTCACCATCGGTTCCAGAAATACCAGAGTAACCTGAAATGCCACTAGAACCAGAATAGCCAGAAATGCCAGAATAACCACTTATACCAGAATCACCAGAGTAGCCCGAAATGCCACTGTAACCAGAATCGCCTTCTGAGCCATCAACGCCTGAGTAACCAGAGTAGCCACTTATTCCTGAATAGCCCGAAGTTCCTTCAGAACCTTCGACGCCAGAATAACCCGAAGCGCCATCGATACCAGAGTATCCACTTATTCCAGAGTATCCTGAAATGCCCGAGTAACCGCTGATTCCAGAATAACCCGATGAACCAGGATTGTCGCCACTAAAACCGCTATAGCCTGAGTAGCCCGAGACTCCATCGGCGCCAGAATAACCCTCTCCTGAGTAGCCTGAATAACCCGAAGCACCATTTGATCCAGAATAGCCTGATTCTCCAGAATAACCACTTATTCCTGAATCGCCAGAATAGCCCGAGATGCCAGAGATACCGCTGTAACCAGATGTGCTATCACCAGAATAGCCAGAGATGCCAGAATAACCAGATTCACCAAAGTTTCCTTGCTCACCAGAAAAACCACTGTACCCCGAAACTCCAGAGCCACTATAGCCAGATAGTCCACTATCTCCTTCTGCGCCTGAATAGCCTGAGTAACCCGACATCTGAGCATCTTGTCCTGAATAGCCCGAAATACCAGAATAACCGCTAAAGCCAGAAACTCCTGAATAACCTGAAGTTCCTGAATAGCCTGAGATGCCAGAGCCGGAATAACCGCTAATACCTGAGCCCGAATAACCACTTATTCCAGAATAACCTGAAATACCTGAATAACCACTTATTCCTGAATAACCTGAGCTGCCAGAGAAACCACTGAATCCGCTAACGCCTGAATAACCACTTATTCCTGAGTAGCCAGAATCTCCTGTCGCTCCGCTAAATCCAGAAATACCAGAGTATCCTGAGATGCCAGAGCCAGAATAACCAGAGATGCCAGAATAACCTGAAATACCGCTGAAACCACTGGCACCTGAGTAACCAGAATCTCCTATTCCACTGTATCCAGAAAAGCCAGATTTTCCAGAATAACCTGAAATGCCCGAACCCGAAAATCCACTTCTTCCAGAATAACCCGAGATACCAGAATCACCACTATAACCAGAAACACCTGAGTAACCAGAATCTCCACTGAAGCCACTGAATCCGCTAAAGCCCGAACGTCCACTAAAGCCTGAAATGCCAGAGTAACCAGAATGACCTGAAAATCCTGAGACGCCAGAGCCACTGTAGCCGCTTATTCCTGAGTAGCCAGAAATGCCAGAGTAACCCGAAATACCAGAATCTCCAGAATAACCACTTATTCCTGAATCACCTTTGTATCCTGAAATGCCAGAAAATCCGCTTATTCCTGAAAATCCACTGTATCCACTTGTTCCAGAGTATCCAGAGATGCCGCTATCTCCAGAGTAACCGCTTATTCCAGAATCACCTGAGTAGCCGGAGTCTCCAGAATAACCCGAGAATCCAGAAGCAGTTGCTAAACCATCGAGACCGCTGTAGCCCGAAATACCACTGTAGCCGCTGATTCCAGAGTAGCCAGAGTAACCCGAAAGACCACTATAACCACTGATTCCAGAGTAGCCTGAGATACCCGAATAGCCTGAGTTATTTATAATGTTATCTTCTAGCTCTTCTATCTTTCCTGCTGTGATCGTGTGAGCAATCTTGTCTCCAACAACCCAGTTTCTCGCAGTCGTCCCCTCTTGAGCTCGAACGACATCAAAAATGTCTCCAAATCCAGGAAGAGGTGTTACGTGAACGATTTCTCGATTAGGGTCATCAGAAGGGTTGTTGAATCTAGCTGCCCAGATAACTGCAATGAACACTCCATCCTGTGGAAAGCGCACTCCAGTTCCGGAAGCAACCGTCAGACTAGTTGCAGGAATAGATAAAGAAGAAGCAAGTGTTGAAACTGAAAAGTTTTTATTCTTATAGATGATAGCCATTATTTTCCTTCAACTTCAGTTTTTTCTTTTCAATCCACTTTTCTTTTGCTATTTTACTCAAAATCTTTTTTGTTTCTTCAGAATGCTTTCTTTGCTTCGCTTTTTGCCTCATTTTCTCTCTAGTCTCTTCAGAGATAACTCTATTTCTCATCTTTTTCTTCGTCTCATCAGAAAACTTCATTCCAAGTCTAGCTCTACTTATGTTTCTTTTATGCTCTTCTGTTCTTGGCTGACACATTTTCCTTCTAACTTCTTCTGGAATAATCTTACCTAAATGACTAGTGCTAAATCGTTTTCTAGTTTCATCGGTTATGTTTCTATGAGATTCTCTCATTTTTTGAATAGACTCTTCTGAAAATCTTCTACCTAAACAGTTACCTGCCACTTTACAAACATTGTATTCTGGCTCTAATGTATCTAGATAGTGTTGTTCACGCTCAAGAAGCCTAGATTTGTCGATAATCTCTTCAATGACTTCGAATGAAAAACTTTCTTCACTGTATTTGTTCCACGCTCTTTGAAGAAGAATAGAATGATGGCATTGTTTCTTTAAGGCATCTACATGCCCTTTCCATCTTTTACAAAAATCTATAGTGCTACCAATGTATTTTTTACCATTTGTTTTATTTACTATAGTATAGATTCCTGATTTATTCATTGGTTAGTTCTTCTCTCTTATAATGACCCAGACATCTTCCTCCTTCACTTGAGAGTCAGAAAGTGTAACCTTGAAAGATAGCTTGTATTTGAACTCAGCAACACCCTCAGAAATCATAACAGCAAGAATACGTTCTCTACCTGCTGTTCCTGTCAAAACAGGAGTATCAAGCACAAGGTGGCTTGCATAATCGCTCGGCGAAGCACCTGTCGATAGAGACTCTGTAGCTTCAACTGAAACATAAGTAACACCAGGAGCAACAGCTACTATTGTCACACCTGCAGGGACACGCCTTGAAAAGTCAACACCGATTATTTCTTTTTCAGCAGGTTGTTTTGTGTACTCAAAAACTCCTGAAGATGAGCAGGGATTACAGTTCGTTGAAGCCATTATCTATCTCCGATTAGACTATTGTTGTGGTTGTAGTGAGCTGGACTGGTTGACTGATTCTTGTCCAGTCAACATTAGAAATCATTGAGAGGTTTTTACCGTATACAGTTTCTCCCAAGTAAATCAAGCTATTGTTGTTAGCAATCATTAGACCGCTATTGATAGTAGGATAGTAAGCATCAATAGCAGAAGAATAAGCTAGTCCCGCAGGGATGTAAACTCTTGTGTTCGCTGTTGTCGTGGCGTTATAGATGTTGAAGACTATGTTATACGTTGTTCCAGTTGCAAAATCTGATGACAGTTTGAAGAACAAAACATCACCATTTGTATCTATGTCATCATAATCGCTAGCTACACCAGCAGAGCTAAGAGTTACGAGAAGAGTTGCGTTTGCTGGGTCTGCAGCATTCGCAATGAGGTCTTCATAAGAACATACGTAAAAGCTTATTGAACCGGCTGTAATCGAACCGCACAACTTTGAGAACACATTGTCGGCGTCTCCGATGTATCCAAAGAGAAGCTGCTTCAATGTCATTTCTACATTCTGGTCTATTGTTTCTGAATCTCCATAACCTATAACTCTATCGTCTGATTCTCTGACAGCTTCTTCAATCCAAGGGCCGCCGGGAGCGGTAGATTCAGTAGAAGCATAAAGAGATTCTATAGGATCATCATCGGGATACTCTATCAAATAGACTTTGCAATCAGCATCAAGAGTATCCGTCCACTCTAAAGCGACAAAATCCCAGAAGTTTCCTGAAGCATCTCGGAGTCTAGTGTAGATTCCTGTATCACCGAGTCCTTTTATGTATCGTATGTAGAACTTCATTTATTTCTCCTTATGGACTTTGTTTAGTAACTGTATAGAACCACACGGTTCCTGAATAACCAGCTGGATGGTACGCTATGAAGCCACTTGTTCCTGTTATCGCAGGATAAACTCCACTTGCGGAGTCAGCAGCTTGAGCGGCAGCTGCTGCTGCAGTAGATGGAGCCAGCATAACAACATCGGATGCCTCCATGGTTACTCCAGTTCCCTTGTATCCAGAAGTCGTTGAAAGATTTCCAAGAGTGACAGTTCCCGCTCCCTTTACAACTTGAATACCAGAATAACCACTTATTCCTGAGTAACCTGAAAGTCCTGAGTATCCCGAGATGCCAGAACCAGAATAACCACTCACACCAGAGCCAGAATAACCAGAAACACCGGAGTATCCTGAAGTGCTAGCACCAGAATAACCACTTATTCCTGAATAACCCGAGGTTCCTGAATCTCCTACTGCTCCTGCAAATCCAGAGTAACCTGATTTTCCTGAGTAACCCGAAATGCCACTATAACCTGAGTATCCTGAGATGCCAGAGTAGCCTGAATAACCTCTTGCTCCTGAGTAACCAGAGTAGCCAGAATCACCACCCGGTTCACCTGAAGAGCCACTAAATCCAGAGTAGCCTGAGTAACCTGAATCTCCACCGGGTTCACCCGAGTAACCAGAAGGTCCTTCTACGCCAGAATAGCCTGAAGCGCCATCGATACCAGAGTATCCTGATTCGCCACTGTATCCGCTATCTCCGGAATAACCAGAACGTCCAGAATAGCCACTGGTTCCTGAATAACCCGAGAATCCCGAAGCAGTTGCTAAACCGTCAAGACCACTGAAACCACTGAAACCTGAAACACCTGAGTATCCAGAGATACCAGAGTAACCGCTGAAACCTGAATAGCCTGAATCTCCACCTGGCTCGCCTGAAGTACCACTGAATCCTGAATAGCCAGAATAACCTGAGTCGCCACCTGGTTCACCGGAATAACCTGAAGTTCCCACAGCACCAGAATAACCTGAAGTTCCAACAGTGCCTGAGTAGCCGGAGTAACCTGAAGTTCCCAAGCGGCCACTGTAGCCTGAAGTACCTGAATAACCCGAAGTACCACTTCCTGAATAACCCGAGAAGCCACTAAATCCCGAACGACCTGAGTAACCGCTGATTCCCGAGTAACCAGAGAATCCAGATTCTGTTGCTAAACCATCGAGACCACTGTATCCTGAAAGTCCAGAGTATCCAGAGATACCAGATTCTCCTGATTCACCAAGTCCAGAGTAACCAGAGTAACCTGAAGAACCTATAAATGCTGCTCCAGAAAATCCGGAAAGTCCTGAGTATCCCGAGTTTCCAGCTCGACCGGAAAATCCAGAAAGCCCTGATACACCAGAATAACCGGAAACACCTTGCGTTCCAGAATAGCCAGAGTAGCCCGACATTTGAGCATCTTGACCGGAATAGCCCGAGACACCAGAGTAACCAGAAAATCCTCTTACACCGATACCAGAAACACCTGAGTAACCAGAAACACCAGAACCCGAATAACCCGAAATGCCTGAGTATCCTGAGATTCCAGAATAACCACTATAGCCAGAAATGCCCGAGTACCCACTTATTCCAGAGTAACCAGAGATACCTGAGTAACCGGAAACACCAGAGTATCCAGATACTCCAGAATCAACCATTACATCCCAATAAAGAGAAGCTCCTGAGGGTACATCTCCACCCAAACTAGATTGAATGCAAATGTAGCTAACGCCATTATAGGCTATGACATCGTTTATAGAATAAGTTACAGGAAGATCTTCCCAATCACCTCTCCAAATAATCGAATAGCCAGAGTAACCAGAGATGCCACTGTAACCGCTTATTCCTGAGAAACCACTTATTCCTGAATAGCCGGAGATACCAGAGTAACCTGAAGTGCTATCTCCTGAGTAACCAGAAACACCTGAGTATCCAGAAATACCGGAATAGCCAGAGTCACCAGAAATGCCAGAGTAACCAGAGATTCCACTATCGCCAGAATAACCACTTATTCCTGAATCACCTGAATAACCGGAGATGCCAGAATCACCGGAATAGCCCGAGATGCCACTGTAACCAGATGTGCTATCGCCCGAATAACCTGAGATACCACTGTAGCCCGATTCACCGGAATAACCAGATTCACCAGAGCCGGAATAGCCTGAGAAACCTGAATAGCCTGAATCTCCACCTGGGTCACCCGATGTACCACTGAAACCAGAATAACCTGAGTAACCAGAATCACTTCCTGGCTCGCCCGAGTAACCACTTGTACCAGAGTAGCCCGATTCACCGGAATAACCAGATTCACCAGAGCCGGAATAGCCGGAATAACCCGACTCACCTAAACCCGAATAGCCAGAGATGCCAGAATAACCAGATTCACCAGAACCACTGTAGCCAGAAAGTCCTGAATAACCAGAATCTCCCGTTTCGCCCTTGTAACCAGAAATGCCAGAGTAACCGCTTATTCCAGAGTAACCGCTTATTCCAGAGTAACCAGAATCTCCTTTGTATCCTGAAATGCCCGAGAAACCTGAAAATCCAGAAACACCAGAACCACTATAGCCTGAACGTCCAGAATAGCCTGAGATTCCGCTGTAACCTGAAGTTCCTATTTTACCACTGTAGCCACTTATTCCAGAATAACCACTGAATCCAGAATAGCCAGAGTATCCACTAAATCCAGAATAGCCTGAGATTCCTGAGAAGCCACTGTAACCACTTATTCCTGAGTAACCTGAGTAGCCTGAGCTTGTAAATAGATTCCAGTATAGAGGCGAAGAATCAGGTTCGTCATCTTGACTTGGTTGAATACAAACATACGTTGAACCATTATAATGAACTACATCGTATTCGACATAGATTGTCGTATCGTTCCACTCGTCTCTCCAGTTGAATCCAACACCTTGGTCTCCCTGAGCAGCCATCAAAGCCCAGTATTCTTCCCATGGTTCTGTTCCAGATGGAAGAACAGGCGGAATGTATTCTGGCTCAGTTCCTGAAGAGCTTGTATGGCTCTGAATACAGATAAATGTTGAGCCAGCATCAACGTCTCTAACTACGTCATCTTTATAATACTCAGTATCTAGAGTCCAGATTCCTCTCCAAATAAACGAATAACCAGAGTATCCTGAATAGCCACTGGTTCCTGAATAACCTGAAATGCCGGAAAATCCTGAAAATCCACTGTAACCACTTCTTCCAGAGTATCCAGAATCACCCTTATCGCCTTCGTAGCCACTTATTCCAGAATAACCAGAAGTTCCTCTTGCTCCCACATAGCCACTTATTCCTGAGTAGCCAGAGATACCAGAATAGCCAGAGATACCGGAGTATCCTGAAGTGCTAGCTCCACTCAGTCCAGAATAGCCTGAGTAACCCGAAGAACCTACAAACTCAGAACCACTAAAACCAGAAAGTCCCGAGTAGCCAGAGATACCAGAATAGCCTGAAATACCTGAGCCAGAATAACCTGAAATACCTGAGCCACTTCGACCTGAAAAACCAGATTTTCCAGAATAACCAGAATAGCCACTTTCGCCTACCTCTCCAGAGTAGCCTGAGCGACCAGAGTATCCTGAATCACCATCGGTGCCTGAGTAACCAGAGTAACCACTGATTCCAGAATAGCCTGAGTAAGCTGTTCCAGATGAGTATTCTATTTCTGTACGATCAGCATTCCATTTGATGAACTGGCCAGATCCACCCGCTGGTACATCATAAAGGTCGCCAAACTCTGAAAAGATTCTTTTCATTCTATTATTCCTTAGTAAATGTCTCTAGTACTTATGATTTCTGTTCGAAGATCAATGTCGAAATTCTGAAGTGTTTGATAGGAGCCTTCTACGGTAAGCCTGACGAGTTCTCCATAATACTTGCTTATGCAAAGCTCTGAAGTCATGTCGTTGGTGATTGTGAGCTCGAAGAGCCCATGGCATGCATCGGTTATTGTGCACTCTGTGGGTTCGATGCAGTAGTAATCGTTGTTTCGATCGCTTTTCATCGCAAAAAAGATTCGATCTCCTGTGATGTCACGGTGAAGATCAAAAGTCAATATTATTGTCCTGTCTCTAATAAAGATTAGCTTTGTTTCATTTGAAGACATTGAAATTCTCCCATTCTTCTGCGTTCTCTATTAGATTTACTCATTGGATTGTTTTGGCCTCGTTGTCTTTCAGAAATTTCTAAACATCTTTGACCTTTGTTCCATGCTATTTTACCTTTATTCTTCCCTTTCATTGCTATCGATCTTTTCTTATTAGCCTCTTCTGACTGCTTTTTACCCCAATTCGGGCTATTTTTTCCTGCCATTCTACCATCAGACAAAGTCTTAGACCTTTTCATTCGAACTTCAATAGATTGTTCTCTACCCTTATTTATGCCCTTCAGTCTACCATCAGATAATGCTTTAGAAATACATTGTCTATGATTATCTGAAAGATGAATATCTTTATGAGATTTAGACATCCTCGAACAAGTTTCTTTTGTATGTCGACCTCTAAATCCTTCTCCTCCATCAACTATGTTGTAAAGCATTTCTTTACCATAGAAATCTTTAAAAAGCGCAATCCAATAAATCTCTTTTTTAGCAAGTTCTTCGAAAGTATCACATTCTTCTATAATTATCCTATGAAAATTTTCTTTTCCGTATTTCGCTATAGCTCTCTTCAACCATGTTCCAGATCCTAAATAGCCATCATTAACACTACCAACATGCATGCCAATATAAAACATGTCATTTAGTTTATTTATAGTTTTATAGACAAACATAGAATCTCCGTATAGCGTGTATAGAGCGTTGTAATTTATTTATAAATTAGCAAAATTGAGCCAATTATTTGCGCTAAAGTGTTATCTGTGATGAATTATTTCGTTGTTTGGCTAAAGAGATTCTTTTCTTATGCTCTTCTGAAAGATGTTTTCCAAACCAGGGACAGTTATCTTTGTTTTTATATATCTCTTTTAATTTTTCGCTAATTTTTCTTTTAGTTTCTTCTGAATTCTTTCTATTCAAGCTTATCCTGGCAGTTCTAGCAGCGGCTATATGTTCTGCAGATTGTTTTCGTCCTTTAAGATCACTGCTATGTTTTCTTGCAATGGCATCGCGATGGGGATGATGAGAAATTGTATCTCCGCCAAACGCACCCACAGCGATATTATACCCAGAAGGATTAAAGCAACCATAAAACAATTGCCAAAATTTTTCTTTTTCATCGGCTTCGTCTTGATTTAGCGCAAAATCTATGTTTATTCTATAAAAATTTTCTCGACCATATTTTCTTATCGCTTTCAACATCAGCTTTCCAGATCCTAAATATTTATCATTATCACATCTATCTAAGCGCTGACCAACATACTTCTTTCCATTTATTTTATTTGTCGTTAAATAGATCGTATGCATAAAACAGCTCTCCTATGGTATTAAAACAATAACAAACACTAAAGCAGTTCCCAATGCAACAATATAAGGTTTTTTGTACCAAACATCTAGTTCTGCGATTCTTTCCTCTAGTTTCTCTTCAACTGCTTCAGATTCTTGCGTTTTCATTTCTAGCTTTTGTTCGGCGAGTTCCTTCTGTTTGAGTGTGAGCTCGTACAGTTGAGTACGTAGCTGGTAAGCCTCTTTCGTACTTTGAAGGTCTGCGATAGCGACGATAACTTTTTCGAATCTGGAAGGAGCCACAATATATCCCGTAAATGGTACAATTTCTCCCTTTAAAACATACTTCGTGTCATCAATTTCAGCAGCGGGAACTATAGATACAAAAATAAAACACAAGAAAATCAAAGCATTCAAAAAACCACAAATTATTTTCATATAAGAAGATCCTTTTGTTCATTACTTTTTTTCATGCAATATTTAGCCTTTAATGATTCTGATATTTTACGTTTAGTTTCTTCTGGAATCACTCTGCCCATTTTAGAAACTGAAATCTTATCTCTGGTCTCTTTTGAAAATACTCGTCCTTTTTGTCCATCACTAATAGCTCTTCTATGACTAGCCTTTAAAGGCTTATCAACATGAGACATGGAACATATTTTTTTAAATTCTTCGCTCATTTTCATTCCTTTATTCCATGACTGTCTGCCTTTAAGAGATTCAGACATGTTCCTCACATGCTCTTCAGACAAGACTCTTCCCATTAATGATTTCGAAATTCCTAATTTTGTCTTAAAATCATGTCTAAATGAACCTCTTCCTCCACCTCCATCAGCAATGTTATAAAATCTTCCCTTGTAAATCTCTTTATAAATTGAAACATAAAGTTTTTCAAGCTCTTTAGCTTCATCACTTGTTTTGCAAAATTCTATTATTTCTCGTTTAAAATTCGCTCGGCCGTATTTCTTCATAGCTTTCTTTAAAGCGACACCCGAACCTAAATAACTATCTTTCATTGTATTTTTACTACAAGCTTTACCTATATAAATCTTGCCATTTATATCGTTTGTGGTTTTATAAATAAACATTCTATTTCCCAAAATCCTTAGGAATTTCATATTGATCTATCAAATTGTCGAAAAGACCCGCCATTTTCTTTGGATCGCCTTCTTTGATGACATTATCAACATGTTGTTCTCTTTCTTTCTTTAGTTTTGCGATTGCTTTGCTCTGTTCGTTGTATTTACTCTCGAGTTCTTGAAGCTTGTACGCATTTAGAAGTACAGTATCGTACATCGCCTGATTTTCAAGGCGCCACTGTTCATGAAGAGATTGAGAGAATTCACTGGCTTTCTTTTTGGCATACCATTGACCTGCAAAGACAGCAGCTATAAGTATCGCCAAAACAAGCAGCACAGCAAAAAAGTATTTCTTATTCTCATAATAAAAGCTTTTTATGTTCATTATCTTATACTCCAAAAACTCTGACCATCAGCCATCCAAGAGCTTGTTGATTCACTGTTTCGACATAAAACGTTCGACTAGATGCTGGCCAAGAACCATGATAAAGTATTTTAGCACTGACTGTATTTTGAATACGTGAGTCTTCGTCGACATCTTGATGTGATGAACCGATAAATGTAAAAGTCGTTGCAGCAAGAGCGGGTGTCGACGGAGTAGTTGGAGAAATAGATGCAGAAAAACCCTTTTGATTAAAGGGCGCTGGACCAACAAAGACTCCCGCCTTCCACGTTCTTCCTAGCGCTCTAGCATCTAAATAGAAGTCAACTTCTAAATAATAAAACTGCGAATAAGTTCCTGCGGGAACTGAAATCGTCCATGGAATAGCAGGGGAAATTCCACCACTTGCAGGAAAGAGGCTGCCAGAAGCAGAAGAAAGATTCCTATAAGTTTCTTTCATAGAAGAACTACTAAGAGACGTTATTGAAGACTCTAAACTTGCTATGTCGCTTTGTACTTCATCAATTCCTGCTTTTAGAGCTACATCATTCGCTAAAAGTCTCTGGTGAGGAGTATTATGATTACTATAGTTGTGAACAGTTTCTGCTGTAAACTGTAGTAAACTAGAGTTAGTGGGATAAGGTAATGTAATAGCCATTTATAGCTCCTAAAATATTATTTTCCAATCAATCGTCAATGCTTTTCCTTCGCTGACGACTATAGAGTTTAGCGTTGTTTTCAGTCTTGC